CGCCAGTGCCGTGCCAGCCCGCCGTGTCCACCCTGTAACACCAGCTTGTTCCGAGCCGCCCTCTGGCCGACAGGGTGTGTGGCGTTAGCCGATTGACGTAGTTCTTGTAGGCAGAGCGATACCGCACCTGCGAAGCTGGCAGGCTGGGGTTCTGCTTGTAGGCGTAGACCTTGTAGGCGGTGCCCTCACCGGCCACTTTCCAGACGCGGGCGATTTCAAAGCGAGCGTGTTCGCTGTTGTACTGGATGCGGATATGGTTCGGGCCGTCCGTCGGAGCTAAGAGGAACACGTTCCCCCGAAGCCGGGCGATGACGTTGGTGCGCCCTCGCTCCCCCCTCCTGCAAAGAATCTCGTCTAGTTGTTCAAAGGTGTAGACCTTCTTCGTGACTGTCTTAGGCATCGCTTCCTCCTGCAAGTGCTATCGTGCGGCACCACGACGGGATTCGCTGGTGATAGGGACTACCGACCGATCCGGTGTAGGCCACGACGACGCGGGCGTGCGGCTTCTTGTCGGGCCAGCCGGTTTCCGCATCGGTGATGAGGATGATGGAGTCGGGCTTGTCGGTCCGGTCCACCTCCTCGATGGCACGTGCCATGTCCGTCCCGCCGCCGCCGCACCAGTCGAACGTCTTGGTCGTGGCGACCGAAGCGTGCGACCGAACGTGCGTGTCGGCACAGAACACCTTCACCCGAGACAGCTTGCGGATGCCCTGACCGATGACAGCCAGCGCTCTGGCCGTCGTGTCCCGGTGCATCATGGACCCAGAGGTATCAACGATCACGACCGCGTGCGGCTGCACCGTGATGCGGCCATGCAGGAGCGGGTCGTTGTCGCCCGGCGGCTGCTTGCGGGACCGGCGGCGGCGAGAGAAGTCCCTGCCGCCGACCGGCGATGCCACGCTGCTGCACACGGCAGACCGCAACTGGTCGAACGGGTCGGGCTGCGGCCGCAGCTTGCAGCGGAGCGCCTGCTTGACGCCGCCTGGAACTGAGCCGATGCCGTGCTGCTTCTCGTACTCAGCGATGGCCTCCTCAGCCTTCGCTGCTGCCATGTCGTTGCCCCATGTCTCCCACGAGCCGTCGTCGTCTATCTCGTAGGGGCGGGGCTGGCCGTCCGCGCACGAGCCGCCAGAGCCCGGAGCGCCCGGCTTGGGCGATGCCTCGCCCTTCCCAGACGCAGTCGCTCCCGCTCCGTTTGCAGGCGTAGCTTGCGAGCCATCGTCCTGCTCGCCCTTGCCCTGTCCGCCGGGCTGGCCGTCGTCGTTATCGTCAGTGCCCTCGCCGTCGTCGTCGCCAGTGCCGTCTCCCGAACCGTCAGGGCTGTCGTCGCTTCCATTGCTGCTCTCCTGTTGTTGCGATGTTGACTCTGGTTGTGGCTGCGGCCTGCCCTTGAGCTTCTCAAGGATGAGGCGGTAATACTCCTGCATCGACTTGTTCTCGGGGAAGTCGAGCTTGATGCCCCACGAGGCAATCTCGCACCCCAAGTAGACTGCCCCTTCCGGTCGCAGGTGTCGCATCATGTGGAGCGTCTGCTCGATCACGAGATCGCCCGCCACGTTGCAGACGTACTTAGTGAACTCGTCCGGGTGTTCTCCGATGATCTCCCGTGAACGGGAGTGGTGGTCGTAGACAAGGTGCAGCGCCTCGTGTGCCACGAGGTAGGCCGTCTGCTCCTTGCCGATTTCAGCAACGAACTTCGGGCACCAGTAGAGGTTGCCCGCCTCGTCCACCGCAGCCGTGCCGATGCCCGGCGTCTCCTGCTCTCGCAGGCTGTAGATGTAGGACGCAAGGTACGGGACGTACTCGAAGGTATGCACCCGTGCTTGGCCCAGTAGCTGTCGTGGGGTCATTCAGTCCTCCCTTCTGGCGTGGAGTATGCCGCCTCCAAGAGGCGGAGGAGTTCCCGCACATCGTCTAGGAACCCGGAAAGTAGCCGGACTTCATCCGAGTCATTGCGGACGGCGGCACGGTCGCGGCTGGTTGCGAGATATTCCATGCGATCTAAAAACAGTTGCCGAACTTCTTCTGCCTGATCCGCCGTCCAGTCAATCATTGGCATGGTCACGCTCCTCTGTAGGTGTGTCGGGCAGGTCGCACCAGTACCTCACGCGAGGTATCGTGGCGTCCACCAGCGTGGGATAGTCGAAATGGAACCGGGCTCCGTCCCAGTAGCCGATCTCGATGTACCCATCGTCCTGTGCGACGAGTACCCGCCGCTGACTGTCTGGCACGGTGAATGGCTGGTCCGTCAGGCCGTAGTCATGCCAGTTCATTTGGCTGCACATCACTCACTCCTCCCTTCTGATTTGGAAATAGCCTTGTCGCACGCAGCCGCTATCTCGTAGCTGTCTGTCGAGCCGACATGAAATCGAGGCGCGACGTTGAGCGCGTTGCGTGCGAGTCGCAGGGCGGCCAGCAACTCGGGGGCAGCAGCCACCAAGTCCACCATTGCCTGCCAATCCTCGCCGTTCAGCGGGGCTTGCGAGTCAAACAGTTCGTCGGGGAGCCGCTCAAGAACGGCAACGTCTTCGCCCGTATCGTCCGATAGGAAAGCCGCTCTCTCTGTGGCCTCCGTTACGCTCCATGTGCGAGCCATGTGTGTGTCTCCTGTGTTTGCGGGTCACGACTGAACTAGTGCCATCAGCTTGGCAAGCACATCCTTCGGGGGAGTCCAGCCGTCAGGCCGCACGCCGCCGTCCTTGATGGGACGCCAGAAGGACTTGAACTGCATGAGGAACGACTCGATCTCCTGCTCTCCTACAGTCACGAACACCTTCGCCGCATTGACCCAGCGGTCCGGGCTGGTGTTGTCGCGCAGCCCCTTGACCAAGCCAGTGAGCAGGCAGATGTTCGCGTCTGGACGCTTGACGTACTGGTACTGCTCGTCTCCCGAGAGGAACGACTCCGGGTTGGCGAGGTCGAGGTTACGCCAGTAGCGGAGGAACTCGCCACCAACCGCCTCGCCCACGTTGCCAAGAGCCAGAGCCTTGTACATGGGATGCTCGCGGTCGTAGTCGCAGGCGGCTGCGGCAGCGAAGCACTTGACGAGGTACGTCCATGTGCGGCAGTTCGGGAAAGACATCGTCTCGTCGTCGGTCGGCAGCTTCTCGCGGCAGTCGGGTGCCGCCCGGAGGAAAGCCTCAGCGAGCGATCCGAACTGCGGCAGGAAGTCCCGCCAGTGCGAAGGGACAATCGGGAACTCCGGTGCCGTCCACTCGCAGCCAGCCCGCAGGCCGGAGAACCAGTGGTCGTAGTCCACCACCCAGTCATGGTGGAAGAACCGGGCCCGCATCGCAGGTGCCAGAGGCACCGCATTGGGGCACAGTTCCGGCGGGTTGCAGGCACCGACGACCATCGTGGATTCGGGCATGACGTAGTCGCCAACCCGACGCTCCGAGATGACCGACAGCAGGCCAGCCTGCGTTGCCGATGGCACGTTCGTCACCTCGTCCACGAGGACGAGCGCCTTGCCGTCCATCGTCTTCTTGACCCACGATGTCGGCATCATGTTCACGATGCCTTCCTTGTGGTTCGGGGTGGGGTAGCCCGAGAAGTCTTCGGGCAGGTGCGTTGCACCAAGCAGCGGGACGAACGTCCGCTCGAGTGCGGCGGCAAGAGCTTCCCACGTTGAGGACTTGCCGACGCCAGTGCCGCCACGCACGAGCGTGGGGACAACCTGAGCGGCGAGGAACGCAGGGCTGTTGCCGAGAGTGGTACGGGCCATGATGGATGAACTCCTCTAGGTGAATGGAAGGGGGGAGGGGCAGAACTGTTCCGCCCCCCCCGAGAACAAGACTCCGCAGCGGGTTTATGCCGGGATTTCCGGGCCTACGAAGAACTGGAACCGGAGCGTGTCACGCAGCCGGGCGAACACCTTGTCTGCCACGCGGTCAGCCACCGCGTCGATGACCGCAGCCTGAGCCTGCGACTTCGACGCGGCCTCCGGCTTGCGATTCTGCTGCCAGTTCTTCCGGTACTTGGCCCTCCTGCGGGCCCGGCTTTGCGGCGACAGCAACCGGCCGCCTCGCAGGACCGGCAGTTCAATGCCGTGCTTGCGGCACTGGTCGGCCCGGTGCCAGACTCCGGCCTGGCTCATGCCAAGCAGGTCGGCCAACTCCCTTGAGGAGAGGTTGGCTTCGGCGGCGGCGGTGTACTCCTTCACGAACTCGGTCACGTTGATACGCATGGCACGCATGGGTGAAGTCCTTTTCTGGTGGGTAATGGGTTACGTCAGACAGAAGCGGCGAGCAGGCGATTGACCGCAACCGCCTGCTTGCACTGCTCGATTGCATCGGTCAGTTCCGGCATGGCGATGCCGGTCAGAGACTGGTACTGCTCCACGAGGGCGAGCAGCTTGTTGGCACGGGACAGTCGGACGTTGATGGAGCGGTCGTTCATTCCGCCGGTCGCCTCCAGAACGTCCTGCATGATCTGATTGACGCCCTCGTTCACGGTGTCACGCACCTTCTGGATAACGTGGGCCACCGTGTCAGGGTTGGCGTCGATGGGGAACGTGGTCAGCGTGAACTTCGGGCCACGACCGTTCTGCCGCAGACCGGCGGCAAGCGTGCGGTACTTGTCGAGATGCTCGTCCGCAAGGAACCACACGCCGCCGTCGTCCTTGAGCAGCACGCCCTTCCATGAGGAAAGAATCTTGACTGCGACCTGCGACACGACAGGCGAAGGCAGGTAGTCCCGCATCGTGACCACCGCACTGGACAAGGACGAGTCCAGAGTCCACGAGTGTGCGTCGTGGTTGTGGGCCAGCACTGTCACGTTCCACTGCCGGTCGATGCTGGCAGAGAACAGGTGGTGGTAGGTGTTCCTGTCGCTGCCGGGCACGACCCGCACACACTCGAAGGCATCGCCGTCGATGTGCCTCGCAACGATGGGCTGCTTCCGCCGCTTGCCGTACAGCGTGGTGCCGACGGCCCGCATCGCCAGACTGAGCGTCGTGGTGGTGGCGGGCTGCTTCGGGACGTACTGGCCGCAGCCGACGGAGTCAGCGGCGGCGAACACCGTGTCACGCAGGGCGGACGCTGCGTTGAGGATGCAGACGCCGCCGGAGCGTGCGCCGATTGAGATGCTGCCAGTCATGGGAAACCTCCTTAGTGAGTGATGAGTGACTTGTCCACGTTCGCGAGTCGGCGTTGCAGCACGGCGAGTTCCGCCGCCTTCGCCTCGTCGCCGTACTCGGACTCCTCCTCGATTGACTCCGCAAGGGAGCGGATGAGGAGTTCGATCTCGCGTGGCCGTAGTTCCAGAGTGGCCGTCGGGATCGCTCTGTGAGGCAGAGTATACATCGGTTCACCTATAGCGCAATGGGGTGGCGACGGCGGGTGCGAGCGGTCGGACGACGACCGCCTCCGCTGTCGAGGTAAGACTTCCAGTCGAACGACAGGGCTCTCATGCCCTTGTTGCGTGCGACTCCCAGCTTCGCCAGCCTTCGCGTGATGGCCGAGCAGTAAGCACGGCTGGCCCACCCGAAGTGCTTGGCGATCTCCGCGTACGACGGCTGGTATCCGTTCGCCTCAGTGCTGCGGGCGATGAACTCCAGCATGTCTCGCTGTCGTGGCGACAGTTCCGGCATGTGCTTCCTCCTTGCGTGTCAGTCGAGGTGTGCCCATACGGCCAGTGCTTTCATGAACACCAGCGACATGAGCAGGAACAGTTCGATCTCCGTGTGTGTCCATCCGTGTGACATTGAGTTGCCCTCCCTTGCAACTAAGACTCCGCAGCGGTCAGACTGCGGCTAGGTTTCCGTCCTCCACGAGAGAGCCGAGCGGCTCGGGCTCGCGGGTCACCGCCTCTGCGATGGCGTCACCGTCCATGAGCTCCGGCGGCGGGGCTGGCTGCGGCTCCCCATTCCCAGACTCCGCACCGGGTCGGGCCGGGAAAACGTGCTTGTAGCTGCCGTCGTCTGCCGCCAGCGGCATGATGGCGAAGCGGGCAACGTGCTGCCCGTCCTCGCTGACGGTGGTTGCGAACACGCACGACTGCTGATCCTTCACGAACAGCGTCAGCCCCTTGTCCTTGTGCTGGTCGTCGTTCATGGCGTGCGACAGGTCGCACAGCTTGCCGAGAAGGGCGGCGTCCAGCCTGACGGAGACGTACCCGGCCGGGTCGTCATGGATGCCCATGACTTTCTCGTACTGCGGGAACCTGCCGTCGATTGCATCGACCTTTGTGGCAGTCTTGTCCGTCCCGACGGTGGCTCGCAGCGTCGAGCCGTCGAACCACACGCCCTTCGGATGCAGGAAAGCCTTCGCTGGGAGCGACGAGAGTTGCCGAGCGTCGGCAACCATGTCCACCGTCGCCGGGTCGTCGTCCTTCCAGTGAACAGTGGCAAGGATGCGGCCGTCTGTTGCCGTGAGCTTGGCGGTCTTGCCATCGCTCTCGCACTTGACGCCGCCGAGTGCGAACCGTGCCGACTCCCTGTCGCACACTGCCGCCAGTCGTTTGATGAACGCAGGAATCTTCATGTGAACCTCCAGAAAAGAGAAAGGCCGATGGCACCATGCCACCGGCCGCTACTAACCAGACTCCGCAGCGGGAAATCCCCGCCGTTCGCCAGTCATTCCTTCTCGATGTATGCCGTGTCGCCAGCGATGCGGACGAGTCCTCTGCCAGCGATCACGACATGGGGCTGTGTCCTGCGCTCCCGGCTACGCACCGGGACCGAACACACGATCTTGCGAACCAAGATGCAGGCGTCCCTGTGGTGGACCGTCATTACCGGATGGCCCGCCGCCCGCGATGCGGGCTTGTTGTAGTGAAACCAGAACGCGCCCATGCCTGCTCCATCAGTAAGCGTCGTGCAGTGCTTCGAGGCCACACGCCCCGAAAATCTTGAGGACTTCCTCGATGGCAGACTCCGACATTCCGTACGTCCGAAGATCGTCAATGCGAATCTGCGTGTAGTGGTCTGTCTCGTCCGCATCCTCGTCGTAGTAACCGGCAGACACGCAGACAGCCTCAGCCTCGCGTCGCCACAGCTTCTCGTCCTCGTCGTCGTACCGCGAAGTCGGTGCGTCTGAGCGGATGGCTGCATCGAAGCCGATGCTGCTCTTTGTGGTTGACGCCGACCGGCTGGCACCCCGCATCCCGTAGCCCTCGTAGGAGTCGTTGCTGTACCAGTGGCCGTCGCGCTCCCACTCCCCGTCATCGGCGTTCCAGATTTGGTAGTCGCCGTCGGCCCGCAGGAACACGAACTTGCTGCTGTCGTGTGCCAGTTCCTGCGAGAAGATGACATCGGGCCGACCGTAGAAGTCGGGGTCGCGCTCGTGCATCGGCTTGAGAACCAGTTCATTGAAGTGCCAAGTGTCAGACATGGACGGGTTCTCGTCGCACTTGATGCGGATGACACCGTTGTGGATCATGGCGAGGTGCGCACTGACCATGAACGGGTGGCAGTTCGCCTCGTCCTTCTTGCCGTGCGTGGCCCATCGGAAGTGAATGATGGCCTGCTTGTCGGCATACGGCTCGAAGGCTTCGCGGAACTCTGTGAACTTCCCGATGCCGCATCGCGTGACGATCTGTCCGTCAACGACTGCGGCAAACCCCCACGAGTCGCTGTTCTGTAGGTGGCCGTTCTCGTAGGCGGTCCAGTCAGGGGCGGTGTCGGCGGGCTTGTAGATTGCAAGGCACATGCGTGTGTCTCCTGTGTGGGTGGTTGGTGGTGGAAGAGTGTCAGGCACCGCCAGCGGCCGACAGCGTGCGGATGAACGCGAACTTGGGGCTGCGATCCTTCGGGATGGCGTTGGCCTTGAGCCCCTTGCTGGAGCGGTAGTTCTGGCTCATTGACGGGTGAGCCAGGAAGAACTGGTGCAGGTACGGATACTCGGCGTGGTGTTCCGCGACCCATCGCCGGTACTGCAAGTAGTGCAGCGGGTGGCTGCTCCACTCCGGCTCTGTGTCCATGCCGTGCGTCACTTGCTCGCAGTACCGCGTGAGCGACACGGCGAACTCGTAGTTCTTGAGGATCGCTCTGGTCATGAGGTTCGACTTGAACATGCGGAACTCGACCGTGTGCGTGGTCACGTTGATGACCTCGTACCTGTCGCCGTTCGGCTCCTCCCGCATGGCGTCAGTCAGCTTCTTCGAGGAGAAGCCGTTGAACTCTGCCGGGCGGCAGGCCACACGCTCCACGAACCTCTGATTGGCGTCCGCATTGGCGAACACGAGCAGCTTGCCGAGCGTCAGCGGGCCGATGGCTGCACGAGACAGGTGGATGTGATGCCCCACCTCGTTGCCCATGTTCCACGCCGAGCAGTTGCCGTCGCCGACGATCTTGAACGACTCGAAGATGCCGTAGGTCTGTGCCCGTGTGAGCGGCACGGTCACGGCCTCGAAGCCGCCGTCTTGAACGTCGAGCGAGCCGTCGTGCTTGGCAATCGCACAGCGGTTCGTTCGCGTCTGCGGGTTGAGGTTTCGGTACGGCGTGTCAAGCTGGCGAAGGACTGTCAGAACGTCGTCATAGTCCTCGTTGTCCGAGTACATCTCAATCTCGTGGCCTGCGTACAGCGTTCTGTCCGCTGACCAGCCGCCGTTTGCCAGCCGCATCGGGGCGTAGAACCAGCCGTGAATGTCGGTGGCCTTCGCGTTGTAAGCGTGCAGCTGTTCATCGAACGTCTCGTCGTCCTCTGGCTCCGGCTCCGGCTCCGGGTGGCAGCGTTCGCAGGTGTCGTCGTCGCAGTCGCCGTTGTCGCATCGGCTGTTGCCGTCGATGTCGTAGCCATCCGGGTCGTAAGTGTTTCCCGTGTCTCTGTGGCGGCCGAGTGCGTCCCACCCGTTCTCGTCGTACTGTTCCTCAGTTGGCATCGCTCGTACCTCAGTGGTGAAAAAGAAAAGGCCGCCCCACGTTGGGACGGCCCTGCAAAAACCAGACTCCGCAGCGGCTATCCGCCGCGACGATCAGTCGTCGTCATCTGTGGCTGCTTCCACGATCCGGCACCTGCCGGGCAGTTCGTCCAGCGGGATACGCTCCCGCCGACTCGTGGAATAAAAGCCTTGAAACTCGAACCTCTTGGCCCACTCCCGCAGTGCAGACTCCGCAGCGGCACGGCTTGGGTAGGTGTCCTCGTGATGGATTGAGATTCCATCGGGCGACAGAACGTCGTACCTCATGCGTCAGCCTCCCCGTCCAAGTCGTCCAGCGACGGGAACACAAGGAAGGGTTCGGCCTTCCCGTCGCGTGCCGCATCGAGCAGTTCCGCCAGTTGCCGCAGCGTTGCGGCACAGTCTGCGGCTACGTCCTGCCACGATGACTGCGATGGGCCCATCTCTTCGCCCGAAAGGACGGCAAAGTGTGACCGCAGCATCCGCAGGCCGTGCCGCATCGCCTCGTAGCTGGCCTTCACTGTCGGCCCTCCTTCTCACTCAGGAGTTCCGCGATCTCGCGTCGCTCCTTGTTGGTGAGCGTGCGGAAGTCGGCCACGAACTGACGCTTGGACTGTGCCCCCAGCTTGCGGGCGGCGTCGGAGAGGCGAATGAAACGGATCGTGTTGGCAATCTTCGTGCGCATAGAAGCTCCTCAGAAACAGGGACAAGGGACAGCCGACGGCAACGCGCCGACGGCCAGAATCAAGACTCCGCAGCGGTGATTTCCGCTACGCTTCGCAGACGAAGCCGTCGTCACGCTGCACAAGGCGGATGCGTCGGCGGCGGCGGATCATGCGGGCCACTTCCCGCAGGGGCTGGTCGAGCGTGGGATCGCGGTTGTCCCGCACGAGAGAGGCGAAGTAGTCCTTGTCCTCTTTCTCGACCGTCACTGACAGGACGCCGCCCGGAAGCTCGTCGTACAGACCGTCGAGGGCGATGTCCCAGAAGTACGGCACCCACAACATGCACCCCTCGAACATGCCCGGATTCTGGATCACGCCAGTGCGTGACAGGCAGTATTCGCGGGGCTCAACAGCAGCGATCATCGAGAACCTCCTCGTGTGAAACGCGACGGGGCCAGCCGCCACCATGACGACTGGCCCCGTTCGCAAAAGTCAGACTCCGCAGCGGCTAAACGTGCCGAAAGCGGATGCGGGAACGTCTGGCTCCGTAGACACGCTCCAGTACGTTGAGTGCGTCCGTCGCCACTGTGCGGGTCCACTCGCGGCCCGGCACAAACTCACGCTTGCCGTCTGGCAGCGTCAGTCGAAACCGGTACTTGTCGTGACCGCAGTAGCACTGTTCGACCTTGACGATCATGGGTTGCTCCTTTCAGCGGACGCAGCGGTCCTTGCCGACCATCGGCGTCAGCATCCGGTCCAGTTCCCGGTCGAGTTCGACGTTGATGTCGGCGGACGCAGCCGCACGCTCCCGCGTGGGGAACGGGCCGACCGGCGGGGCGTCAGAGCGAACGTCGAGGAAGTAGAAGCCTCCGTCTGCGGGGAACACTGCGGCCTCGACGCGGCCCGTGCTGTTGCGAACGGCTGTGATGTCACGATGGGTCATGGGAAACTCCTCATGGAAACGTGGAAACAAAAACACCCACCGCAACGTGCGATGGGTGCAGCCTGCGAGTGCAGGATTGGGGGCAGTGTCAGTCCTGCCCCGTATCCCAGACTCCACAGCGGTCAGCCGTCGAACGTGACCAGCCGCTCCATGTAAAGCTCAAGGATGTTTGCATCGCGCGGGTGCCCGGTGTCGCGGAGGGTGTTGGCCGCAAAGAGGATCGCGTCCCTCTCGCGTCCGCGTGGAAGCGCATCCTCCAGCTTCGTGTACTCCTCGACGCGCTTGTCGTGTTCGCGTTGAAGGTTCTCGACTACATCGCGGACCCACTGCGGTGCATCTTCGGGCGTGTACGTCGGCACAGATGCCATAGCGATACTCTCCTGTTGGTGGAAACGAACTCCTGCAACGGCGCAGGCGAACACCCTGCCAGCGTGAGCCGACAGGGTGCGTCGTGTGAGCCGTCGTCAGTCAGACTCCGCAGCGACTAGGCCCGAATGGCCTTCGCAAGATCGACGGCCGCAGTCGAGCGGAACACGAGGTTGATCGCGTCGATGGCGGCCTGTTCCTTCTCGGCATCGCCAGTCGGGAGCCACGCGGAGAACGGCCCGACGGTGACGATCTTGCCTTCCACGCCCTTCTGCGTGGTGTGCTTCTTGACCGTCCACGTTCCGGGCTTCGGGGTCTGCTTCTTCGACTCCGCAGCGGGCCGTGCCGCAGGCTTCGCGGCCTTCGCGGGCTTGGCCGTGCCGCTCGCCTTCGCGGCCTTCTGCTCGTCGCGCCAACGCTTGAGGGCTTCGGGATTGCCCTTGCGCTTCCGCACGGGTGCGGGAGTCGGGTCCACCGCAGGGGCCGGAGGTGCCGCGTCCGCCTGAACCAGTCCGAGAACCTGCTCGACGGCAAGAGCAACAGCGGCCTTCATGTCAGCAACAGTCATGGGAAATCTCCTCAGTGAAAGAACAACCGAACAGTCCCGCGAAGTGCGGGTGGAGGCGGGGAAGCCGAAGCAAGCCCCGCTACCATCCAGACTCCGCAGCGGCGATTCACGGCATCGAATCGACGTAGACTGCCAGCGAAACCCACAGACAGTCCCAGCGATCCCACCGCCACGACTCGTGAGCGTGGATCGTGTTGTAAATCTCGTGGAACGACAGGCGGCGAAACATGGAACACTCCATCAGTGAGAGACACGGGACAGCCAGCACCAACGTGGTGCCGACAAAAGACAGACTCCGCAGAGGCGGAATCAGCGGATCGGCACGCTTGCGATCAGTGCCGAATCGAGAGCCCGCCAAGTGTCGCCATTGTGGATGACAAGGAACATGGCGTAGCGGGCATCGAAGGAACGGATGCAGTGTCGAACGAGGCGGTGCATGGCAGGGACTCCGTGTCAGTCACAGTGACGATCACTCGTCGTCTCCGTGCTGACACAAGACAGACTCCGCAGAGGGGATGGACCGGAGAAAACAAGGGTTTCGGCAGGCCGTTTCCCGCTATCGGTCGCAAGCGTGAAACGGAAGTCCTTTTGCGGCGGGTAGATGGAACGCACGCGAGGGACCGGCCCCCGAGCCCCCCCGCGTGCGAACGCACTTACTTACATTCCCCCCGCCAAAAGTTTCCAGAAACAGGTCGTTCCCAAGCTCCCATGACTATCTACATCATTTTCCGCACCGACAATCAGCGGCATGGACATCACAGACCTGCCGGTGAAGTACGACGAGAAGTTCGCGGCCCGCTTGCAGCGGATGTCGTGGCAGAAGTCTGCTGGCGGATACGTCCGTCACGCTTGGAGCGATGGCAAGCGGACGCGGTGGGTGTCGATGCACCGCCTTGTGTGGGCATGGGAGTACGGCGACGGGAGCGTTCCTCGCTATATCGACCACATCAACGGGGACCGAACGGACAACCGGCTGTGCAATCTGCGGGCGACAACGCTGTCGTTGAACGCCCACAACTGCACCGTGCCAAAGATGCGGTCGAAGCCGATTCCGCCGGGCGTCTACCTCAATCGCCTTTCGGGAGTTTCCCCATACGGGGCTTGCATAAGTCACCGCAATAAAACTCTGTATTTGGGGGTGTTCTCGACAGTCGAGCAGGCTTCTGCCGCTTACGGCGAGGCCAAGCGGAAGATCATGGAGCACGAGGCTGCTGTGGCGCGTGGCGAGCGTCGTAGCCCTCCGGCAATTCGGATTAGTCGTGGCGTTCGAGGACGGCCTAAGCAAGCCGGTCGCGAATTGGCGAGGAGGCTTCACGACGAAGGCAAGCGCGTCTGTCAGGTAGCCTCTGCGATTGGCTGCTGCGTGGCTACAGCGCGCCGACTGCTTCGCGAGCAGGGCGTCACGTTACGGCGCGGCCGTCCTCCTCGAAAAACAGTTGACTCACATTCGTAGCGGCGCTATTCTGTACGGGCGTTCAGCAACTTCACAGGAAAGGATTTCCGCATGATTTCGGCCACAATTACGGGCAACGTCGGCAAGGTTGGCGAGCTTCGCACCACCCGGAACGGGAAGGCGATGCTTTCGTTCTCCGTCGCCTCGACCGTGAAGCGTGAGGGCCAGGACGGCCAGACAACGTGGGTGGATGTGGCCTGCTTCGAGGAGCAGGCGGACGTTGTCTCCCAGTCGCTCAAGAAGGGCGACCGGGTGGTCGTCACGGGCAGGCTGTCTCTGGAGACGTACCAGAAGAAGGACGGCACTCAGGGCTCGTCGCTGCGGCTGCTGGCCGATGAGGTTGGCAAGAGCCTGCGGTGGGCTGCGAAGGACCGCGTGCCGGTGGCGGCTGGCGTGTCGGAAGTTGACGACGTAATCCCGTTCTGATGGAAGCCCGTCAGGCGGACACAAAGACCTCTGCGGAGTGGGAAAGGATGCCCACCTCGCAGGAGGCCGCTGGTGCGTTCCTGAGGGCCGTTCACGGCGAGGGGCTGCGCCGGGAGGTTGACTTGGCGTTCGAGGCAGAGATGGCCCGCATGAGGCGTGTGGCCGTCATTCTGCTGGTGTCGTTTGTTGCCGGGATTCTGCTGGCTGTTGGGGTCGTGGCTGTGACGCCCCCCGCGAGGCCAGCGTCTTTCTTGGAGTAGCCATGACGGACATCGTTGACCGACTCCGTGACCGCTCGTACTCGTCGAAGTTCCGCGACCCGCTGGCGGAGGCCGCTGCGAACGAGATTGAGCGTCTGCGGGCCGAGAACGCCCGCCTGCGTGGGCTGTGCGGGTTGTCGCCCAGACAGGAAATACCGGAGATCGAATCATGACTGACCGCGACCAATACGCCGACGCCATGCTCCGCGAGCGAAACGGTGCAGCAGAGAGCCGCGAAACGGTGCCTGTTACGGAACCGATGCCGAAAAACAAACGGGCAGAGGTTTCTGCCGCAACTCATGACGCCGTGCCAGCGGCGATAGTCAGCACCCCCGACGAAAACTCGCTTCATGCGGCGTCCGAACTGGAGAATCCCGGTACGGCTAGTCGGTGCGGTGAGGTCACTGGCAACACACAGACTGCTCCACCATGCGTGGAGACAGATGGCCCACCGTCGAAAGGCGAGGGGCTTAGTATTCCAGATTCCAGAACGCGACTATCCGAAGCCGAGATCGACGCGCTGGAATACGTTGTGGTCGAAGGCCGCATCGCCTGCATGGATGACTACGGCATCCTGCGGTCGCTGCTCGTCAGGGTGCGTCCAGAGTGGGAGACAACTCATGACGCCGCGCCGGCGGCGAAAGCCCGTACAGACGCCGACAGGGACCGCGCTGATAAAGCGGCCACCCGACCCGGCGAGGGCACCGGCGATACACTTTCGCCTGTCGCAGGCAGCGAAACTGATAGCCCGCAGGCTGTCGCATCTACACCCGAGCCGCACGCTACACATGGCGAGGGTACATCACAGGATCGGTGTATCATTCGCCGCCTGCGTCAGGCGAACGCCGGTTGGCTCGGCACCGATGACGAGGATCAATACTGGGCCTGCCATGAAGCCGCTGTTGAGATCGAACGCCTGCGGCTATGGGGGCGGCTGACAAGTGATGAACGCGAGGCGATTGTCGCAGGGATGTTCGCAATCGAACGCCAACTGGAGGGGCCGCTTCGCGGCGATCTGGGAGGATACGCTCGTGAGCAGAGGCAGGCGGCGGCTACGCTGCGTGCGTTGCTGGCGAGGCTAGGCTGAGAACGCCAGCGATCAGCGGCCCGCGACCTATGACCATGAACAAACCAACCGACACGCTCGCGGGTCCGCTGCATCGCGTGGTTATGCGCGGGTGGCGGTACTTCAGTTGCGAATCATGCGGCGTCAAGTTCCGCCAGCCATCGCGTGATTGCGGCTCGCCATCTGGCGAGGCTTGCGAACACTGCGGCGACTGGCTGACGCCAGACGAGTCGCAGCCTGACGAGTCGCTACCGTTTGACGAACGAACCGGGAATCTGACCATTCCATGCCACCGCGAGACAATCGCATAACGCCAGCGATCAGCGGCATCGAACACAGGAGCAACCATGAGTGACGAGGTGAATGAGATGTTTGCTGCATCGCGTGGTTCTCAGCCGGTTGCTTGGTCGGTCGGCAATCCGGCACTCGTCAGCAGCCGCACGCGGGCGGTGTCGGTGCATCCCCAGCGAAAGTGGGCAGAGGCGAGCGCAAGGCACAACGGCAGGAGCGACGAGGACATTCTGCCTCTCTACATGACGCCGCCGCCAACCCTTACGGCAGCGGAGCGAGCGGCGATTCGGGAGGCGCTGGAGGGGGCAGAGCAGGACGCGAGACTATTTGGTGACAAGGCTGCGGCTGCTGACGCGGTGGCGCTTCGGGGATTGCTGGAACGGCTAGGCTGAGAACGACAAGGATCAGGAGCGGCGAACTATGAACACTGACAACACGCAGGACGGTGCAGAGCCGTCTCCTGCATCCGTTGGTTCTCAGCCGGTGGCGTGGGCAGTGTTTGAAGCCGACGGCAACTGCATCGGCACATACTCCACGCAGGCGCACGCTCGGATTGTGATAGAGGAGTTGGCCTACGATGGCATGGTTTACGAGCCGCTCTATCGACAGCCGGGACCGACGCTCGCGGAAAACGAGCGGCTGAAAGAAGCCATCCGCCGCATCGCAGATCAAGACGCCACGCTGTCCGTATGCGACGGCAACGTGGCGGTGACGATGGAAGGGACGATCACCGACGCGGAGCGGGAGGCGATTGAGCGGGCTGCTGCGATTGCCGACGAATTCCACGACACTCGGCTCGCCGCCACGCTCCGCGCATTGCTGGAGAGGCTGAAATGAGCGGATGGCTTATCGGCCTGACGGGCCTCATCTACGCCTACGTTTCCGCCGAGCAGCTATGGCGGGGCAATCACGGCATGGCAATCGCGTATTTCGGCTACGCCCTGTCGAATATCGGCCTTTACCTGCTTGCCCGATAATGCCCGCTCCCGTCCATGAATCCTTTGAGGGACTTCATGGGCAAGAACTTCATCGGCCGGGAAGACAACTCGTTTGACGGGGCGATTATCGCCAAGTCAGAAGTCCCGAGCATCGAGGGGGCCGTCAAGTCGCTCACGGGCGTCACGCTCCCGTTCGTGGATGTGTCTCGTGGCGGCGGGAGCCTGCTGAACAACGCAGCCGTGCTTGGCGAGGGAGCCCTCAGACGCCTCCAGAAGCCAGCGTGGCCTGAGGCAGAGAACGCCATCGTCGTTACGCCAGAGCCGACAGCCGACCGGATACGCAGCCTGCGGGACGAGTACCTGCGGTCGAAGAACGGCTGGTCCGGTCACGGGAAACCGTTTCACCCTCGCATGGAGTAGCCGGTGGCTGGCCTGACTGACGACGAACTGTCTTCATTTCTGGAGAGCGACCCGAGTGATGTCCGCGAGCGGGCCATCCGCAGGGACATCTATGCCCGTCACGGCATCCCGGCCGGGACTTCGGACGCTGATGCCGCAGCCATGATCGCTGGCATGGCAGAGAAGGCTGGCAAGCGGCCGTCAGCTTGGGCAAACCCCACAGAGCGGGCGAACGCGAGGGCCGAGTACGCCAGCGTTGGCCGCACGCCAGACGAGGTTCAGAAGCGGTGGGAGGAGTCCATCTACCTCGTTGACCCGGAGACGCACGAGTTCCGCCAGCGGTATCTGCGGGACAAGGAGTTTCTGGACAGGCTGTCCGCCAGCAGCCCTGAGGCGGACGGGAGCGTGTCGGCGTGGACCGGGCCGTCAGACGACCCATCAAGGCTTCCGAAGGTTCGCCAGCAGAACGCCCTCGAAGCGTGGGACCGGACCAACAACAACCGGCTGTACCGCAACAACTGGCGTGACTCCGGCGGATGGGCAGACCAAGAGGCTGTCGTTGCTGGGATCGCCAACGCCGCCACGAACCCGGACATGCCTGTTGGCAGGCTGATGAACTACGGCAATGTGCCGTATGACTTCCTCGCCATGCAGGGGAGCGGGGAGGCAGGGACAAGGGAGGGCTCACTCGACACGGCTCTCGGGGCGTACTGGTCGAACGACAACAACCGCCTCTCGAGCCCCTCTCCGATCCTCGACCTGCCCGCTACGGCGACTCCAGCCCAGAGGTCCGCACGCCTTGCGGAGTTGCAGAGAGAGGCAACTACGGCCGCCGTGCCGGATTCGGCGGAACGGTGGATTCGCACGACAGGCAGGCTCCCGTCACCTGCTGTCCGCGACATCGGTGACGCCGCGATGGCGACACTCGACGGCACGCAGCTGATCCCAATGGGCTCTGTGATGGCTGGGGCCAAGTCGGCTGCGAAGACTGGGGCCAAAGCGGCCGCGAAGGGGCTCGCCAAAGACGCAGCCGTCGATGCCGCAGTGTCTACGGGGATTGTCGGTGCGATCCGGCAGAAGCCCGAGCGAACGTGGGCACAGTACTTCGGCTACGCGCCGGAAGACACGGCCGACATTGCCGTAAAGACCGACGCTGAGGTCGATGCTGCGAATGAGGCGAGGCGCAATCAGTACGCCAGGACGAGGAACGCTGCGAGTGTCGCTACAGCGGATTTAGAGGCGTACAACAGGTTGCAGCAAGGCGGAAAGGTTCCGCTCTCCTCACGATAACGCAGGAAATACCAATGTCCGACGAAGCCGTCATGGAAGCCGACGAGTCACTCGACAACTCCACGCCAGAAACGAGCGAGCCCAGTGCGGCACCTGCACCAGAAGCCTCGACGCCGGAAGCGGCAGCACCCGCTCAGGCCGCTGCACAGCCGCAGCAGTCGGTGTGGGACGCCTTCAAGGCTCTCCCTGACTTCAAAGGGGCGGACGACGTGGCGATTGCTCGCCGCCTCTATGCCTCAATGGAGCGAGAGAAAGCAGCAACACAAGCTCTTGCCCAATACCAGCAGTACATCCCCTACGCCCAACAGTACCTCCAGCACCGAGAACCCTTCGAGCGATGGCTCTCCTCCCAGCAGCAGCAGCCCTCCCAGCCGCAGCAGTCGCCGCAGCAGGCGGCAAGCGAGGCTGCGAAGAAGTGGTGGAACCCGCCGGAGGTCCGAGACTCCTACAAGCAGTACCTCGTCAAGGACGAGAGCGGCCGTGAGGTGATTGCCGAGAACGCTCCGCTCGACGCTCGCCACGCCCTGTACGAGTACCAGAAGTACAAGGCCGACTTCGCCCAGAAGTTCCTGACCAACCCGGAGGAAGCTCTGGGGCCCATGATCCAAGAGCAGGCCAAGAGCATCGCGGAGCAGATCGTCCAGAAGCAGTTTGAGGAGGTGCAGCGGAATCAGTACGTCGCTGGCCTTGAGAAGGAGAACCGCGACTGGCTGTACGACGAGGCTGGCAACGCCACGCCGGAGGGCTTGGCTGCGAATCAGTACATCGAGAAGCTCGCTGACGCTGGCATCGGCACGCCCGAGCAGCGGTGGGAGTGGGCGACGATTGCTGTCGAGCGCGATCTTCTTGCGAAGCTCGTTGAGCAGTACAAGTCGCAGCAGCAGCGAGGCGCGTTTGAGTCTGTTTTGCCGCAGCAAACAGCACCTGCGGAGCCCGCCGCCGTGCCGACAGAAGCTCCCGTCGATGCATCAAATCAAGCACAGAAGGACATAGAGTTTCTTAGAAGGGAAGCGTCTCGCAATCCGAGCAGGAACGCGAGTTCGGACGACCCGAGAACTCCGCAGGCACCCTTGACCTTTGAACAGCGTCTCGCCAAGCAGCTTGCTCGCGAACGCATTTCTTGAGAGGTAGCAAATGGCTTCTAGCGTTGACTGGGCCCGTTCGATTGGGACGACCCTGACCCTTCATTTGAAGGAAGAGGAACAGACGACGTTCCGCAAGTTCAAGGTGTTCGCTGCCCTGCAAGCCAACGGCAACGTGGCGATGAATCAGGGAGGTCGGGGTTTCGACTGGCAGGTCAGGTACAGGAACGTCCCTGTTTCCTCGTACTCAGGCGAGTCGCCGCGAGTCTTCTCGCGCCACGCGCTCTGGCAGAGAGCCAGCCTCCCGTATCGCGGCTACACCGTGACGGACCAGATCACAAAGCGCGAGATGCTGGAGAATCGTGGTCAGGCCCAGCTCATCGACGTCGCGGGCAAGATGGCGAATCGGCTCAAGGAGAGCATCGAGGAGCATCTGTCCAAGGAAGTCTTCGTGGACGGCAATGCCGCCGGTAACGAGAATCGGTGGCACGGCCTGGAGAGCATGTTCTCCGTGAACGGCACGGTGAACGTCAGCACGGGCGCGCAGCGGACGGCCAACGCCGCCGATCCGTTCGGCTTCCCGAACGACGAGTACGCCGGTCTGAAGTGCGGTCTGGGCCAGTACGCTGGCTCGCAGCTTGCGTCGGGCTCGTGGCCCGCCGTTCCGGTCGATCCCGAGTACGACTTTTGGGCGCCCCTCGTCTGTAACTACACGAGCACGTTCTTCGGCGGTGCGACTGCAACGTGGAAGGATCAGTGCATCGAGGCGATTCGCACGGCGGTGACGCACGCGAAGCGGAACGACACGAAGGAGAATCAGATCGACATGATCCTCCTCGACCGGGCTCTGTATATCCAGTTCCTCAACCGGCTGGATTCGCGTGAGCGGGCCATCGTCACCAAGACGAACGGCCTCAAGAGCTACGGCTTCGACACCGTCGAGATCGACGGCATCGAGGTGGCGAGCGACTACGGCTGTCCTCCGGGCGTCGGCTACGCCCTGTCGATCGGCAACATGGAAATGAAGGTGATGACTGGGCAGCTTCTCGAAGCGGAGGGACCGTACTTCAACGAGGAGCTTTCCGCGTACAGGTACGCGGTGTCGGTCCTCGCCAACATCAAGATGAAGTCGCCCCGCAACTTCGTGAAGTTCGCCGCCCTCGCCTGACCCTTTCTAGGAGAACGATGACAGATGAGTACGTTGACTGCTGATCCCGGATTCGGTCGCGGCCAGACGCTTGGCGTTACCGTCAAGATGTACGAGGCCGAGAACGGCGACGGTTCGACCATTGTGGGCACCCGCAAGGTGTTCCGCGACGAGAGCCCGATCACTGGGGCGCTCAACAGCAATCGCACCGTCGAGTGCATTGCCGTGAAGAACGCCAGCGGCTCGGCGCTGCTGCCCGGTCAGGTGGCGAAGTTCAAGGCGTCCGCGATCCTGTCGGAGGTTGACGGTCTGGCGACCGACGCTTCCGCTCTGATCGGGGTCGTTGACGAGTACCTGCCCGCCGCTGGCGTTGCCGACGGCGAGGTGTTCTGGCTGGTGGTTCGTGGTCCCTCGACGGTCACCAAGACCGCCACCAGCGTTGCTGCTGCTGCCGCCTACGGTGTGTCGGCTACGGCTGGCTCCGCTGCGGCGCAGGGCGATGGCAAGCCGCTTCTTGGCTACGCCATCGCGACGAGTGCCACGACCTCCGGTCGCATCCTCGTGCGGACGACCGCCGGTTTCTGATGCCCGTTGACAGTGTCGTGACGACAGGCCGCAGGTGGGGGAAGGATGCCTCACCTGCGGCCTTTTTCATGAGGTGACCGCAAATGCCGCTGCCTAACCAGCCCACTCCGATGACGCAGTTCAAGGACGACCGGGCGTCGATCATGGATCAGTTGCACAAGGCGGGCCTGCTCGACATTGAGGAACTGAATGAGTTCCGGTCCAAGCAGGAGACGGGTGCCGGAAAGCTGCCCGCCCAGCGGACAGGAATGGCACCGATGATTACGTCCGTTCCGCAGGCTGACAGGTGACGCAATGGCTGATTGCAACAACAACCTCAGCGCGAAAGACCCTCGCGAGAAATACATTCCGCGAGAGTCCGGTGAATCGCAGAAAAAGTACGACTCGCGAATGGCCGAGTTGAAGTCGGGTTCGATGTACGAGCGGCAGGGGAAGCCAGCGGAGGAACATCTGCGAATGGTTCTTGACCGCGTTCGCCAGTCTCGTGGCAATTCGCAAGGTGGCCGGTGAGTCATGGGTAGCGAGAAAGTCTGCACCGACTGCGGACAGTCCTTCCCGCTGTCCAAGAACCACTACCGCGTCAAGAAGGACGGGTCGTGGGACGCCCGCTGCCTCATCTGCCGGGCGAAGGTGAACAGAGGGAAGAAGGCCAAGCAGAAGGCTGGCGACATGAAGGCCATTGAGCAGGGGGCTGTCGGAGCCTTCCTCAAGTCGGCCGGTCGCGGCGGCGAGAACATTCCCCACTCCAGCGAACTGCTGGAGCGGCTCATGGACTACTTCGGCGGTAGCTCCGGTTTCGCCGCCCTCATGGTCAAGCAGTATTTCGACGCCCCTCCAGGCGGGGCCCACCGCACGAAGCTGCTGGAGGGCGTGGTGCGTCTGGTCACGAAAAACACCGAACTGGGCGGTGCCAAGAAGCCTCTCATGCAGTGGTCGGACGAGGAGATCGAGGCCGAGCTTGACCAGAGGCTGCGAAGGATCGCCGTGAGCTACGAAGGGAGACTGCTCGATGTCCAAATCACGCCGCCGCAAACCCCCTCAGATTTCGCCGCTGCCTTCGGTCAAGCGTTTGGGGGAGTTCCAGAGGAACGAACTCAAGGAGATGCAGGCGGAACTGGCGAGCCGCCGGATCGAGGCGTTGAAGCTGTACTGCCCGACGCCGCAGCAGGAGCAGGTTCACGCGAGCCGGGCGAGTGAAATCCTCGTCATAGGCGGCAACCGCTCCGGCAAGAGTCTCTGCACTTTCGTGGAGGACGCGAGGGCCGTCTGCGGGAAAGACCCGCACAAGAAGTATCCCGAGAAGGACGGGATTCTCGCCATCGTCGGCAAGGACTGGAAGCACATCGGTCTGGTCGTGTACCCGATGCTGTTCATGGCGGGTGCGTTCAAGATCATTCGCGACGAGAAGACTGGCGAGTGGAGAGCCTACAACCCGGCGACCGACGCCGCGCGGGAGAAGGACGCCAAGCCCGCCCCCCCTCTCATCCCTCCCCGAATGGTGAAGAAGAAGTCGTGGGTACTCAAGAGTGCCCGCTACATCCAGTCGTGCGAACTCACGAACGGCTGGCAAATCTACTTTTTTTCCTCTGAGGGAGAGCCGCCTCAGGGCTGGAAAGCCTCTCGCGTCCACATTGACGAGGACGTAAACAACGGCGATGCGTGGATTCCAGAAATGCAGGCCCGTCTGTCGGACCTGCGCGGCGTGCTGTCTTGGTCGGCCATGCCGCACAGCCGGAATGACTCGCTCCAGAACCTAGCTGAACGCGCGGACAAGCTGTCCGAGCAGGGCGTCGAGAACCCGGACATCGTGAAGTTCGTCCTGCGGTTCCTCGACAACCCGCACATCCCGGACGGCGAGAAGCGGAAGCGTATCGAAGCGTGGGCTGCGCTTGGCGAAGACGTTCTGCGGATGAGAAGCGAGGGCGAGTTCATCAGCGACTCGATCCTGTGCTACCCGACGTTCGCCATGCACGTTCACGGCTTCGACAGGACGGACCTAGAGAACTTCACGGTGCCGTCCGACTGGTGCCGGTACGCTGCGGTCGATCCGGGCCACGCTGTCACGAGCGTCCTGTTCGCCGCCGTTCCGCCCGACGAGTCAATGCTGCTGGTGTACGACCAGCTGTACATTCGCAACTGCAATTCCATCATTTTTGGCGAGAAAATGCGGGAAAAGTGCAGCGGGCAGTCTTTCTATGCCTTCATCATCGACATGCACGGCGGTCGCCTGAGAGAGATCGGGTCGGGCCGTCTTCCGGTCGAGCTTTACACGGAGGAGTTGAAGAAGCACGGGGTCGCGTCAGAGACGACGGGCCACTCGTTCCTGGCTGGCTGCGACGACGTCCAGGCCCGAATGTCTGCCGTGCGGAACTACCTGCACATTCGCCCAGAGGGCAGTCCGACGCTTCGCGTTCTTCGCGGTGCGTGCCCAGACCTCGAGCGTGAACTCCGGCGGTACAAGCACAAGACGCAGCTTGTCGGCGGTGCCTACGTCGTGACGGATCAGCCCAACACGCGAGGCGAAGTACACGCCTGCCAGTGCCTAGAATATCTCTGCGCTTACCGGCCGAAGTACCACAAGCCGAAGGTGGAGGCCGGAGAGGAACCATGGTACGTCGAGTGGCTGCGGAAGCGGAAGCGACGCATGTCCGCAGAGGCCGACGACTTCATTTTCTTAGGGCCACAGTCAGGAGCAAAGCATGGAAGCCGAGTCTTTTAGCCCGCCGTCCCTCAGGATCGGAGACGCCGTGTACTGGTATCACGACGCCCTGTCGTGTTCGCAGCCATCTCTGGGCTGGGTGTCGCAGCAGCCTGGAGCCCACACGGTAAACATCATCGTCTTTACGCCGTTCGTGGGATTCCAAGAGAAACCCTCTGTGCGGCACAAGGACGATCCGGGTTTGCAGGAGAACGCAGACTGGCGGCAGTGGGGGGCGTGGGAGTACGCCCCTCAGACGGCTCAACTGAAAAAGCTCGACGGGATGATGGCGCAGATTGCCAGCCTGACCGAGCAGTTGGCGATTGCAAGGAAGCAGGGAAATGGAAACAAGAACGGGTGAAGACGCCCTCCGCTCCATTGCGACGGGCTGGCTGAAAAAGATCGAGCTTTCGCTCAAGCACAAGCGTCCCTTTACGGAGGACGCTCGTGAGGCGATGCACTTCTTCGACGGCCCCCACAACTGGTTTTGGAAGGACACCTACGCCCGCCACGACTACGGCTACAACCGCACGATTGCGCCGCCCGCCTTTCGGATGCAGTGCAATCGCGTTTTTGAGGCTGTAAAGCTGTTCGGCAGCGTCATCTATCACCGCAACCCGGTGCGGCAGGTGACGCCGTCCCGCTACCCGTTCGTGAGCCCTGAGGCTGTCGGCGTCATGGACGACGCTTCGATGATGGCGTACCAGCAGGCGGCTCAGGAGACTGTCCGCAGGACGGAGGTCCGCCGGGTGGCGTCTCTTCTCATGGAGCGGATGCTGAACTACACGCCCAACGAGCTTGACCTCAAGACGCACAGCCGCCGCGTTGTGGACGAGGCGATCATCAAGGGCATGGGCGTCTGGTGGACGGAGCTTGTGACGCTCCCGCAGTCTGGGGTGAGCATCGTTGGCTCGTTTGCAGACAGCGTGGACAACTTCACGGTAGACCCTGACGCCACCGAGATGGAGGACATTACTTGGTGCGCCAAGCGATGCGTCCATCCGATTGACGTTGTGGCCCGTCAGTACGGACTCGAGCGGGAGGAACTCAAAAAGCACATCTCTGAGGCGAAGCCGATTGACAAGGCGGCCGACGATCAGATTTTCGTGGACGACGAACACCCGTACAGCGGACGGCGAGCGGGCAAGAGCAACGAACTGGTGACCTACTGGAAAATCTGGAGCAAGACGGGGCTTGGCGACAGGCTCAAGGAGATGCCCGCCGACCTTGTCGGGGCTTTCGACGGCGTTGGCGAGAACTGCTACATCGTCGTGTGCGAGGGAATCCCGTACCCGCTGAATATGCCTCCCGGCTCGCTGGAGGAGGACGTTGACCCGGCCACTGGGGTGCCCCCAAGCCTGTTCCGGTCCGTTCAGTGGCCGATCCCGTTCTGGGCGGAAGCGAATGGCTGGCCGTTCGTCACGCTCGATTTCCACCGGAAGCCGGGTTATGTGTGGCCCCTGTCGCACATCAAGCCGGGCATTGGCGAGCTTCGGTTCATCAACTTTGCGTTGTCGTTCATCGCCCAGCGCGTAGCCACAAGCTGCGAGACGCTGATCGGTGTCAGCAAGGCGGCGGACCAAGACATCAAAGACCAAATCCTTGCGCAGTCCGAGCGAGGATTCAAGGTGTGCGAGATCAGCGAGACGCTAGGCCGGAGCGTCAACGACCTCATTTCTGTGTTCCAGTTGCCGGAGGTGTCTCCAGAGCTTTGGAAAATCGTAGAGGCCGTCACCGCCATGTTCGACAAGCGCGTGGGCCTGACGGAACTCGCTTACGCTATGACCTCCAGCCAGATACGCAGTGCCACAGAGGCCAGCGTGAAGGCCGAGCAACTGAGCGTCCGCCCGGACGACATGGCGAACCGGCTCGAAGACTCCATGAGCCTGCTGGCCCGCAGAGAGGCGTTCGCGTCCCGCTGGCTTCTGGAGCCGCAGGATGTCGAGCCAATTCTCGGGCCGCTTGGGGCGGCAGCGTGGGCGCAGCACGTAAAGTCGCTAGACCTCGCGACCATCGCCCGCGAGTTTGAGTATCGGATTGAGGCTGGCTCTGCGAGGAAGCCGAACAAGGCGACTCGCGTGGAGCAAATGCAGGCCGCCCTCCAGACGCTTGGGCCAATTTTGCAGGGGCTGATCCCGATGGGCATTGTCGAGCCCATGAACAGCCTTATTTCGGACTGGGCCGACAGCCTGGACATCGACGCCAAGCCCTACCTGATACCGCCCCCTCCGTCGCCTCCTGCTGCCCCATCCCAGCAGCCAGACGCTGGCGCGGAGGGGGCTGGTGGACCGCCTCCTGCGTCTGAGCCGCCTCCTGCGGCAGAGCCGGAGCTTCCGCAGGTGCCGCCGGAAATGGCCCCGCAGTAGGCCAAGAAGCAGGTAGGGGCCAACCATGCCGTCCGCGAAGAAACTGCCGCCAGAAATAGCCGCCAGCAGCGCTGAGGTGCGGTCGCACTACGCCGCGATGATAGCGCAGGGACTGTCGGAAACGTGGGCGATCATGTGCGCCCTCCAGCAGCCTCCGGGAACGCGAGGGACTGACCGGGCGTTTATGCAGGGGCGTTACGCCAACGAGTGGATGCAGCACCAGCCGGAGGCTCTGACTCGGCGGATGCTCGGCGACGCCAAGAAGGCCGGGATCAACACCTCCGGCAAGTTTTTCATGGGCGGAATCGCTGATCGTCGCGGCCACTGCGACCCAGAGGCTTGGGTGGACTCCACCGCAGACATTCTTCGCGTTGCCAAGAAGCGCGACCTCGAAGTTCACGGCATCGTTGAGTACGTCCCTCCGCAGAAGGGCCCGCCGAAAGAAATCGACATCAACCCGCGCATTCTCCGAGAGCATGTCCGCAAGGAGATGCAGGCCAACCCGAAGCTCAAGCGTGGCGAGGCCGTCGAGAAGGTCAAGGAGCGGATTGTCCCGCACTGGAAAAGGAAGAAGAAGTAATGCCGAACAAGATCGAACGACTCTGCTCAGTTACGGACGTAATCGCCGTGACGAACTCTGCCAGCACCAGCCCGCGAATCCCATTCGGAGCGGCCAGCGCCGGGATGGTGTTTGTCAATTCCGTGTCGGGCGCGACATCGCTGACTTGGTACGTCGCCGCCGGGCCGGAGGCGACCCCCGTGCAGGCAAATGACGGCTCTGGCGACCTGACGACCACCGTTATCGCCAGCCGAGCCTACCCGCTCCCTGACGCCCTGTTTGCCGCCCCGTTCATCGTCGCCGTGACCGACGCCGGTACGGCCACCATCCGCCTGAGCGTCAAGGGCTAGACGAAATAAACGAAAGGACACGACTCAGTGTATTACGCAGCGCAGGACATCATCGAGTACCTCATGGCGTCCACTGGCGGCGGGGCACAGGACAGCGAGCATCGCGTCCTGCGTGCGGCCGCCCATCATGGCTACCGTGACGTTGCGTTTGCAAAGGACTGGCTGTGGCACGTTACGGACGCCACGCTGACGAATGACAGTGATGGCAGCGGGGATGGAGAGAAGACGTTCACGCTTCCCGCCAACGTCAACAACGTGGACGCCCTCATTCCGCCAGACCGAGTCACGGTAACGTCGTACATCACTCCGGCAGAGTGGAAGAAGCTGGAGACATGGGATTTGTCTCTGGGCGATCCGATCTACTGGACCGTCATGAAAGACCCGGCCCTGCCAGACCGCTGGCAGCTTCGGATCGCTGGCAACCCTGTCGAGGCCGAAGGCTTTGCCATCACCTACCGTCGCAAGCCGCAGCCGCTTCGCTACATGGGCTACGAGACGATTTGCCGCACGCCGGGATTCTCTGTCACCGGCGCTGTCAAGCGGTACGGCACGAGCGCGAATTACCCGGAGTCCCTGTTCGGCGTGTACCCCTACGTCGCGCAGGAGATCATCGGCGTCGATGGAAGTCTCATCGGCACGATCCCCGAGAACGCCAAGACCGTTGTGTCTGACTACCTCGACGTTTCGGAGAATATGTTCACCGCCGTCCTGTCGAGTGCGGAGGTGTGGCTGGGAAGGCTGATGGGCAAGAACATCGAGGGCGCGATGGCCGTGTACCAGCGCGACCTCAAGATGGCGATGGAGTCCGACGTTATTGCCCCAATCAGCGGTCGTCGGGCCGCTACCGACCGGCACCCGGACATGCCGTCGCCTCCGTTCGCAGGCACTCCGCGAGCGCTTGGGTACTACAGCCCGAGTGGCCCTGACACCGGAGGCTGACAATGCGTGCCGAAGCGTGGAGCGGTCTGGCAACCAACGCCAGCCCGTTCGCCCTGCCTCCCGGCGCAGCCGTCAAGCAGGTGAACCTCTGCACGCACATTCCCGGCCAGCTAACGCTGCGCGGTGGGATGCGGCCTGTCGCGTTTAGCGACGAGTCGCTTGGTGGCGGCACGCCGTTTGTCTCGCTGGCTACCTATACCGCTGGCGGCGGCAGCGGTGTCCTGGCGCTGCTGGCTGACGGCACGCTGCACGCGCTTCCGTTGCCGGATCGCGGCGACCCTTTGGCTGCGCCAGAACCTGTTTCGCTGGACGGCGATGGCTTCTCGGCGTCCTACACGCAAGCAATCTCGAAGGGCGAGTGATGCCGGAGATTACTGACCGCTTCGACGCAGAAAAGCCTTTCTCCTGCGCTCAGGGCAGGCATGGAGAGCTAATCATTGCTCAGGGGCATGGCGTGCGCCCGGCCCGCTGGAGTGGCGACCCGGAGGCTGTGGCCGTCGATGCCGGGATGGATGCTCCGGCAGAAGCTCCCGAGATCGAGCCAGCCACAACTAAGCACTACTACGTCGCTCGCGTAGACGTAACGAAGCCTGGAGCGTGCTACTACGAGCCGCCAGCCCTGACGTTTAGCTCCCCCGAAGAACCGGACGACGGCTTTCGGGCCGCAAAGGGGCTGTCCTACCTCAGTCAGGCGGCCGTGTCGGAGGTGCGGGTGCTGGACGGCGGAAAGTATTACGACAAGCCGCCATCCGTTTCGCTGTCTGACTCCTACGGGAAGTTTACGGACCCCAACGGGCTGCTCGCCGTCCTGCGAGAGTCTGAGGACGACGATCCGAATAATGACCCGTACACCGGCATTTCGCAGTGGAAGATTGTCTCCGCTCCCGGCGACGACAACGTCAACCAGAGCTACTATCCGGCGTTCAATGGGCGATACACGCTGGACGCGGTCGTCGGCGACCAGACAAAAACAGGAAGCGATACGGCTCCGTCCTACTGGAATATCCTCAAGCTAGACAGCACGCTGACGCGAGACTTTGACTACACCGTCACCAACACTGCTGGCGTCGGTTCTGGCGCAAGGTTTCGCCTGACCTTTGGCGGTGCCCGGTGGCGAAGCACGACGATGGGCCCGCTTGGGCCAACAGACGTTCGATTCGATGGCGCGACGCAGCTGCTGTCCGTCGAAGTTATCGCCTACGGAAAGGACTACTCGGACGAAGAACCTGTCGTCATCACGATCCCATCAATGGGAGGCGAGAGCCCGACCGACATCGTGATCGAAGGCTACACGGCCGCCAGCGTCAACAACACCGCCGCACCGCGATACCAGCTAAAGCGGATCAAGTTCTCAACGGAGGACGATGAGGTTGTGGATCGCGGGAGCGGCTTCGTCGTCGCCCCGCAGCTAAAGATTCTGTCCAACTCTGGCTTCGGCGCTTACGCGACGACGACCATCGAAGGCGACCAGCTAGACGAGATCACTGTCGAAAATCCCGGCGGCGGGTACAAGACGCCGCCCACAGTGCAGGTGCTGTCTGGCGGGGCTGAGGTGTTTGCCGTGTCACGGCCGCACCTTCGTGGCGTTTACCAGTGCTACTGTCGATTCATTGACGACACGCCAGAGGACGCTGGCGGTCCGCTGCCAAGCAACCTCTCTCCGGTGACGGAGGTGGACGTTGGCGAAGGGGTAACCTCGCTGACATGGACCCTGCCGGAATTGCCGGATGGCGGGCGGGCTGCGGCGGTCGAGCTTTGGAGAACAACCAGCAATCAAGCGACGACTCTCTATCGCGTTCACACAGGCAGCGGCGACACGTTCGTTGACGACCTGACGGACGACGAGCTTCGCGACCCCAACCGCTCCGGGTACGAGGCCATGCCGATCATCCTTCCGAACGGCGAACTCAACGCCAACCGCTTCGGCATCCCGCCGAGCGACAAGGAGGTCGTGGTCCGGTTCCAAGACCGCCACTGGTACGCCGTAGACACATCCGGCGAGCAGCCGAACACGATCCTGTTTTCCGAAATAGACGAGCCCGACAGCGTGCCGGATGCCAACGAGCTTGTCGTGCAGCAGAACTCGCTCGACGCCGATTCAGTGCGTGCGCTGGTGCCTTTCGGGGCAAGCCTGTTCGTCTTTCAGTCACGCCACGCCTACTCGCTGACATTCGTTCGCCAGCCGCTCATCGACGGCCAGCTAACGCCTGTAGCCTATCGCGGCATCGTGAACCAGAGGACATGGGCCATACACGCTGGCGTGTGCTATGTGCTGGACGAGAGCGGGCTGTATTCCATCGACCAGTCGGGGGCCATCAAGGAGCTTGCGTCACCGATTGCAGACGTTTTCAGAAGTCGCCTCTCCATTACCGGCAGAACGTGGTGGTTTGTCTCTGTCGATCCTCGCGCAGAAATAGTCCGGGCCTTTGTGTCTTTCGAGGAGGACAGCCCCACCGACTACCCGACGCGAGCGCTGTGCTACTCAATCGCCTCGCAGTCGTGGTGGATGGAGCGATACCCACAGCGACTGACAGCCAGCGCGACGGCGAGGCTTGCGGGCGGCGACTTCGCCCCCATCTATGCAGGAGAGGGTGGGTGCTACCTGCTTGGCGATGGAGTTACGGACGCGGCACGCGGGGCGATTGTCTCCGTGCAGCTTACCAATGGCGGAACGGGCTACCGCACACCCCCAAAGGTGAGCGTCACTGGCGGCTGCGGCGGCGAGGTGTACGCAACGATTGACTCCAGCGGGTCTGTCAGCGGACTGTGGATCGCCAGCACGGGGTTCGGATATTCGTCTGGCGACCTCACCATTGACCCTCCAAACGACCCGGACGCAGAAGACGCGACTGCTGCGGAGGGTTCGTACATAGCCACCGGCCTGGAAGAAGACTGGCCTCTGCATATTCCTTACGAGTTCAAGACGGGCAGCATGGAGTACCCATCTGACCTCGAAGACCCGAAGGCGTCCTCCGGCACGACGAGAAACGTGCGGATTCTCTACAAGCCGCAGGGCGGCGAGTGCGTCGTCGCCATGCGGGTGTACTACGACAACTCGCCGCACCCACGAGGCTACCTTGTCTCGCGGGACAGGGGGGCGGGGTTCGTGAGCGAACCGGCTGACGCAGCCGCGCGCCTAGACATGGGCAAGGCGACGGTGCAGCGAGGCTCGGACTCGGGCGTGGCGTCAGCCCTCTTTACCGGCAGGCTGGCGGATGATTTCGCTTCGCCGGAGCGGAATGTAGCCGTAGAGATTTCCGGCGCGGCTACCGCCGGAGAGCCCGTCGTCCTGTATCGGCTGGATGTGGCTGGGACTGCCGCACGGGAGCAGCGGTGACCAATGCTCAACGCCCAAGCCGCCGCCATTGCTGACGCGCTCGTGTCCGCCGGGATCGCGCCAGACGCTGCAAGCAAGATCGCCAAGATTCTCGGCAATCCAGAGCAGGCTCTGTACCACGCTGGCCCGCAGAAGGTGGACGTTACGCCGCGAGCCATGCGGAAAATCACACCTGAGGTTCGGCAGCACCAACTCCAAAATATTGACTTCCGCGAGGCCGACCCGGACTACCGCGCGCCGATCCACAGGGCGACGGAGGAGTCGCCGCCGCCTGTGCCGCCAGACAGCGTGCGGGACGCCGACCTGTCCGCCGCCGCCTCGCCGTCCGCCTTCCGGGTGGCGGCTGGCAATTACGTCACCGCAAACAGCACCGGAGACTCGGTGAAGGTTGGCCTGCGAGTCGCTGGGAATGGCAGGGCTGTCATGTTCGACCCGCCATCCAGCACGCTCATCGGCAAGACGCTTCGAGCAGAAGCCGACAACGCAGACATCGACAGGCTTCGGTTTTTTATAGACGAAACTGGGCAAGAGATCGTCTGGAAGCTGCAACTCCAGAACGTCGAGCGATGCCCTGTGGTGACCGGCCTCAAGTTCAACCGGACGAGGGGGCTAGAGTTCACGTTCCGCAACGCCTATGTGTGGGCAGAGGGCGAAGAGGGCGACGGCCTCGTTCCGACGACAAACGTCGGGCTTGTCAATTCCGTTCGCGTTGAGGCGGACGAAACTACCGGGACCGAGTCCCTCGTTGCCGAGAAATCTTCTATCCCGGCTTTCGCCATTGACGGCGTTGAGCCCGACACGCTCGTCCTGTCGTCGTGCAAGCTATGCAGGACTGGCGAGGACGGCTGGTGGCCGGGCATTACGGCATCGCTGCCCGTGTGGGACTCGGACGGCGCTGGCGGCGAGGCGGCTACCGGAGAGGTGTTGCCGCTGTGCGTCAATCGGCTCGAGTACGTTCCACCGGACAGATACGTCATCGTAGCGCAAATGCCTAGCGGGCAATGGCAGCTTGTTGGGCGTCAGCGGGACTGGTGCCAGTTCGTTCAGCCAGACAACCAGCCAGGACTGGACGGCCGCGAGATCGCCTCGACCGGCTACTCGACGGACCATACCGCCGGAGATGTCGAGGTTGGAAGCGTAGGCGACCCGACCGTACTCGTGCTTGAGGAGGGCTGCTGCCGATGGGCGACCACGCAGCTTGTGCAGGTCGTCACTGGCGTCTCAATCGTAGACTCCCAGCTTGTCGTTCAGTACGAGCCGTCGTATGTCCTAAAGTCCATTACGCCCGTCGAGCCAGTCGTGTACCCGCTCGGCACTGAGACTGTACTCACGGGAGTGTCGCTGACCTCGTCTGGCCTTGTGTTCACCCGCAAGGACATCACGACTCTGGCGAGCGCCCCGCAGTCTTCAACGACAATCGGCACCGAAACGTGCGAGTCGCCCTAAACTGGCGGGGAATGAAGTGGCGAAGCTAGGCGCATACTACGTCCGCCTTCTCCAGCGGGACCAGAAGCTCCTGCAAGGCCACCCTAACGATTGCGGGTGCTGCGCGCCTTGCGGCGAGGAGCAGAAGCCGACGGAGTGGCGCATCATCGAGGTGCAGACCCAATCCGTCTATGCCTCCGGCGACATAACCGATTTGGTGATGGAGGACATCCCTGCGGTTTGGACGCCGTACTGGTACTGCCGGTCGCCGCTTTACATGGCACTTCAAGTCAAGTGCTACGACGAGTGGCAAGTCGGGTTCCCCGTAGACGAGTGGATCGCCACGATTGTTCGGTGTGCCGGAGAAGCCGGGCGCTACCCCGAGCACGACATCCAGGCCAGCTACCCCAGCCCCTGCTGCACCGACCAGCAAACGCTGACGCGAGGCGATCCGCCGGGCGCCAGCGCCGGTCCGGTCGTGACGATATACAACTCCAGCGAGTCGTGCGGCGACTGGGAGTGGACGAATCTCGCCAACTGGTTTGGTGGAGTCGGTCCGCCGCTAGGACAGCTTCCGACGGCGGCGACGTCCGTAACCATACAGGCCGGGCCGCTGCACACGGCGAGTCTCGGAACTCCGACTGTCAACAACTTGACGGTCAACGCTGGCGTGTCGTTCCTCGTCAGCATCGTTGTGACGGGCGTGGCGTACCTGCACACCACGATAGGCGAGCCAAAGTCGGGCGATTTTCGCGGGACATCTCTGGCTGACATCGCTCCATGCAGCACTCCGCTCGTCCTGACCGGGAATGTCATTGCCTACGCGGCCGGGACGGTGACAGGCACCGTAACCGGCAACTTCACTCAGGTAGAGCCGCAGGACGGGTTCATGACCAACCCACGACTGACCTGTCTTGGGACAGCGTCCTTCGCGGAGGCTGGGATCGCCAACCACTTGGGCACGCTCAACGGGCTCATCCTCAACGGCGCGTCGATCCTGTACACCGGCCACAACATCGTCGGCCCCGCAGTGTTCAACGACACCGCGACGTTCGTCGGCAATATCGCGGCCAACAAGCTGAATTGCACGGCGACTTTCAACAACAGTTCCATCAACAGCGGCATCATTTCCGCCGCCGTCACGCTAAATGATTCCTCGCAGAATCAAGGTTCGCTTACCGGAACAGCCACGTTCAACGGCAGCAGCCTCAATCTGGGCGATGTCGAGCCGTCCGCAGTGTTCAACGGCAGCAGTTCCAACTCGAAGACGACAGGCGCGCCGCCGCGAACGGGGCGAGTCAAGGGCGACGCGACGTTCAACGGTACAAATGCCATCAACTACTCGCAGGTCGATGGAGTGGCGACGTTCAACTCGGGCGCGAGAAATCAAGGCGGCAGCTGCGGTGGGGCAGTGTTCAACGGTTCGTCGCTGAACTCCAACGGCGGCCTCACCTCGCCCGCCCCAACGACGTTCAGCGGACCGGCCATTTTCAACGACCAGTCTGTCAACTTCGGGTTTGGCTCGGCCACGTTCTCAGGCGGCGTCACTTTCAACGGCACGGCCAACAACAATGCCAACAGCTACGGAACGGCCGTGTTCAACTCCGGTGCGACGAACCAGCGAGTCATCTACGGCAACGTCACGTTCAACGGGTCGAGCAGCAATCTCGTGGGGGCGATAATCAACGGCAACGCCGTGTTCAACGGTTCGTCGGTGAATCGTGGCCGCGTGAACGGGAACGCCACGTTCAATGGCAGCAGCAGCAACTTTGGGGTCGTGACCGGCACCAAGACCTGCAACACAACGGGGGTTTGCTGAAATGGGCGTCGGGCAGCACCTCAAGCAACTTCTTTCCTGTCTCGGAATCCGATCCAGTGCGGCGTGCGCCTGCAACGCCTACGCGCGACGGATGGACGAATGGGGGCCAGACGGCTGTGTGTCGAGGATGCAGGAAATCCTCGCGTGGCTGGAGGGGCAGGCGAAAGCCAGGAAGCTGGCCTTTTCGGCACTCGTCGCAAAACAGCTTGTTTTGCTGGCGGTTCGGCTGGCCCGTCGGGACGAAAAGGCCGCCCGCAGGGGCGTAGGCTCCGTACATAAAACTAGCACAGGGACTCCATGAAACTGCCGCCATATCTCACCCAAGTTTCCGGCCCGTCGTTCGATCAGCGGACGAGCGTGGACGAGTCCTACGACTACTCAGTCGAGGACGAACTTGCCAAGCAGCAAGACGAGGTGAATCAGCTTCGGGGGGCCAAGTTTGCGGCCAATTACTCCGGCGACATCCCGTCGGCCGTTGGCGCAGGCAGCAGGATTCGCGGGCTTCTCGATGCCATCCGGTCATACCAGCCGCAGGCGTCAGAGATGCGTCCGATGCAGCCGACTCGCGATCTCGTGCGGCTCCGAAGCAGGAGTACGTCGCAGAGCCAGAGCGGCAGCGGTGGGAGCATTGCAGGCCACCACAACCACTACTCGCCGGGAAGCACTGGCTAGGGCAAGGAGAGGACAATGGGCTACGAAAACTATCGGGCGATTGGCTCTGGCTTCGGGTCTTACGCGGGCCGCGCTGGTTCCTCGTACACGAACATGGCCGACGCGATGGACAACGCCGATGCTGCCGCGCAGCAGGCTCAGGCGGCACGCGACGCTCAGGATCAGCAGCGTGAGGCGCACGAGCGTGCCTTGCAGGCGCAAGAGCAGCAGCGGCGGGCCTACGACTCGCAGACCCAGCGTCAGCTTGGGCAGCAAAAGTTCAGCGTGCTGGGTGGGCTTCTTCGCAATATCGGCTAAGGGCGCTCGCGATGTTCGGCAGCACTGCAACAAAAGGCGTCTTGAGCGGTCTTGGCAGGCCGAACCCGAACGTGTCCGCGTTCGCGAAGGGCCAGTCTATGGCCGCTGCGGCTGGTCTTGGGCTGGACACCGAGAAGAAGGCTCAGGAGCGTGGCCTCCAGCAGATGCAGGCCGACAGCGACATTCGACGGCAGGAGAACCAGAACTACGCCCAGCGGGCGACGAATGACTCCGATATGCGTGTGCAGGAGGGGGCCCTCCAGAGCCGCAGGAACGTCTTCAATACATCCAACAACTTCGACTACGCCGCCCTTCAGAAGCGGAAGCAGGTGAACTTCCAGCAGGCCCTCATCAACAACTTGGCGAGGGACTTCTGATGGCGACCAGTGCGGACTCTTCCCTCCCGTCTGGGGTGCTGTCTCCGCTTCGCGGGCAGAAGACGCCGTCGTTCGGGGCCCGGCCGCCCATGATTTCCGACGCGGCGGTGGCCTCGCAGCAAAACAACCTTCTGGCTGGTGCCGCTGGCACGGGCGCTGCCGCGAGGCAGGGAATGGACCGCGCAGGAATCTCTCGCGGTCGCGGCCAGCAGTTCCGGGCCGACATGGCGCAGGCGGGGGCCGACGCTCAGGCGATGGCAGAGTCCAACAGCGTGGCGGCTGGCGTGGCCGACGCAAATGCGCGGGCCAACCAAGCCTACGACACCACCATGCGATCAGAGCAAGTCGGCAACGCTGGCCTGCTTGAGAGCCTGCGTGTCGCGGGGAACCGCGAGCGGATCGCAAAGCAGGGATGGCAGCAGGACATGGCAGAGGCGAGGCGTCGGGGCCAGCTTGGGCTGGACTCGATCTACGTTGATCGGACTCCGCTGATCGGCTCGCTGCTTCGCGACTAGACCGACGCAAATCAAGGAGGGTGATGGCATGGACGCCGAAAAGCCGGAACTGAGCGAAGAGGACATTGACCACCTGCCCGTTGCTGTGGTGCGCAAGATGCTGCGCCGCATGATGGCGAAGAAGGACAAGTCCCGCTCCGAGCTAGGCGAGGAGGCAGAGGACGACGCCGAGAACGAGCGCGAGGACTTGGCAGACCTGCACGCTGAACACAAAGGGAAGGGGCCAGAAATCCCCGTGACCGACGACGACCTCCCGGAGTCTCTGAGGGCCGACTCCGACGAGGCCAAACCCGCGAAGAAGGACTCCAAGCGGAGTAAGTAATGGCTGGCCCTGTTTCTGGAGCAATACGGGCCGCAGCGCGGCCCTCTGGTGACGCTGCTGCGCGCATTGGTCGCATCAAGTCGCAGCTTGGCAGGATGGCCGCTACGGCCTCTGGCGGCGATATTCCTCGCCCTCGTCCGGTCGCTGAGGCGAGGCCGTCGGCCGCCGCACAGGACGCCATCGTCCTTATGCCCCGCCAGCAGCTTTCGGCTCCGCAGGTAAACGCCCTGCTCCGCAAGATGCGGGAGGGCGGGGAACTCACGCTCACCGAACTCTACTACCTAACGGACGCTGGCGTACTACCGGACTCGACGCTCAAGCAGATTGACAACCTCGAAACGTCGAGCATCGACCTGCCAGACACGACGGTCGATCCGCAGGTTGACAACCTTACGCCGAACGCCTCACGCGCGAAGGCCAGCGACCCGGAGCGCGTTTACAACGAGATCAATCAGCTTTCCAACCCGCAAGAGGCCGCTAACCCCACGCAGGTCGCCCGCACGCTTGCGAGGCTGGACCGCGTCCTGGCCGATCCGGCCGCTCGGGCGGACCTGTATCGGCTGTTCGGAAATTCAGAGTTCGCTGACGCCCGCATCAAGGGCCTGAGGCAGCTTGCCGACGAAGGCAGCATCCGGGACGCGGCGAAGATCGACGCCGCCGCGCAGTCCCGCGATGCCGCTGGGACGCCGCGAGTTCCCGCAGCGAACCTGCCGACCGCCAGCTTGATGGCTAGGCTCTCACGGCACATTGCGGACGCCGACTTGCCCGAAACGCTCCCGGAGCTTGCGGACGCCTTCAACTCCCTGCCGCAGGATACCCGGCTGGCAATCGCCGCCCGGCTGGAGCAGTCGCAGCCGCAAGTAGCTGGTGCCATTAGCGCCGGAGACGACGGGCTGGTGATGAGCCGCGAAGGAGTTTCGCGGCTGCTGGCACCAAAGAGCGACATTGACGGGCTGCTGCTCGACTTGGAGCAGGCGCGTCTCGCTGGCGATGGCGAACTTGAGGCGATGGCTCTCGCTGAGATTCGTGGGCGAGTGGCTGCGGAAGGACAGGAAGGAATCGCAAAGGATGTGCAGGCGTACCAGCAGCGACGGGATGCCATTGCGGCGTTGCGTCGTGAAATGATCGCCTCCCGGCCCGATGTTGCGGCCGACACCGCCGCCGCCCGTGCCGCCTCCCTGTCTCCCGGACCGGCTCCCATGCGGGCTCCCGGCGCTCGCTCCGTAGAGGTTTCCGGCAGGCCGCTTGACGAGGCCGACTTGCCTACGAGCTACGACGACGCCGTCGCTCGACTGCGGGAGCAGCTCTTTGAGACGCAGATTCGGCCTTCCAATCCCGTCGCCGCGTCGGAGTCTTCGGAGCTTGCGGCGGCCGCTGGTGTCGCGCCGCGAGACTTGCCGCTGGCGTTCAAGGCGAGGCCAGAGTCACGCAGTCTTGCCAGTCGCGGTGGCGTCACGACCAGAGAGGAGTCCGCCCTCAACGCCCTTCGCGCCGCAAGGGAGCAGGCTGTGGCCGCTTCTGGGCAGGCGGGGTCCGTCGAGGCCCGCAACGCCGTCGATGCCGCAGAGGCTCAGGTTCGGCGTGCGTTCCCCGTCTCGCGGCGAAATCGCCAGCAGGCTAAGACCGCAGCCGGTATTGCGTACCGCGACGCCATAGAGGCTGGCGAAAGCCCAGAGCGCGCTCAGGCTATTGCTGACGCCACCGAGCAGTCGTACTTGGATCAGTCGCGAGTGCGCAGCGATGCGTCGCTCAACCGCCCGAGCCAACTCGAGACTGCTCGCGGCCTGCTCGACACGGTTGTCGGCTACACAGATCGTCCCGGCTACAACCTGCGACGATCCAGCCCCGACTTCACCAGCGGCGAGCGTGCCGCAAACGCGGCGGATGCTCAGGACACGCTGTCGTTCAGCCCCGACGACACGACTCCGGCTGACATGATGCCGGAAGGTCTGGACGCCAACGACATGGAGATGCTTGGCGAAGGCGGCAAGAGGGGGCGTCTCGGCGGACGGCAAAGGCAGTCGAGAGTGACGGCCGCGATGGAGCGGTTCATGGAGTCTCGGTTTGGGAGGGGGGCGAACCCTCTCGACAAAACCAAGTTCCCAGCGTTCGACGGCGACCCGCAAAAAGTCGCTGACTTTGTCATGCGGACAGAGGCGAACACTCGCGTAGAGGGATCGCCAAGCTGGAAGATGACACGCGACGACCTCGCCGCCGCGATCTCCGACCACTTCACGCCGGGCAGGCGTCTCGGAATCGGCATTGAGGGCGAGACTGCCGCCAACGTGAACCACCTGTCTGCGCCAATGTCTGGCGGTGGCGTCACGCCAGCCGCTCAGGCCACAGTGGACGCCGGAGTCTTTCCAGAGGTTGGTGCGAAGCCGCCGAAGTCTCCTCCGGGCCGCAAGCCGCTCGCGAGCGATGTGAACCTCGACTCGTCTGCGACCGAGATCACCGACACCAGCGGGCCCGCCTCTGTCGGCGGACCTGCGAAGGCGTACACCAAGCGAGAGATCAAGGACGCCGCCGCCGCCGCCCGCGAGGAGGCGACTCGTCAGGCCAGTGACGAGGGCATGAGTCCGTCTGCCGCCAAGAAAGCCGGTGCAGCGGCGGCGGCGAAGGTCCGCAAGGAGATGGAGGCGGCAAACGCGACAGCATCGCCACCCCCTGTTGACGCGGGCCGCGCCGAAGCAACTCCGGGCACTTCCGCCGCTAGTGCTGGCGGCGACGTTGATGGCTCCGTCTCGCTGTCGTCAGTTGGCGACACGCCCGCGACTCCAGCCGCAGGCGAGGGCGTAGGTTCCCAAGCGGCACCCACGCCGGAGCCCGCTAGATCGCCCTCCGGAGACGTTTCTGGGCCGTCGCCCGGACCAGTCGATGCCGCAGAAGCCGCCAAGACTGCGGACGATGCGACTCCTGCTACTCGCAAGGCACAGGCGCAGAAGTCTTCGGACGGCAAGCCAAAGAAGAAGCCGGAAACACCGCCCTCTCGACTGCCTCGCTGGCTGCTCGGCGCTGGCGCTATCGGCGGGCTCGTGGCGCTGTCCAACATGGGCGGCGGTGGCTCTGGCGTCCAGGCGGCAGGATCGCCTTCATCGCCCACGCCACCGATTCCTCCGGGATTCGACGGCGCGTCTCTGGACGCCCTTTCGAATGAGAGCGCCATCGACCGTGCGCTCGCGAGGATTCGCGGCTCACGAATGGGAGCATCGGTTCCGACGACTCAGGTAATACAAAACTGGACGGGGAGAAACTAAATGAACACTGCCGACACCGCCCGCAGGTTGTTTGAGCTTCAACAGCAGCGTCGCCGCGACCAGCAGGCGAACGCCAGCGGCCCCGCGCTCGTCAACCCAGTCGAGGAGCAGCAGAAGGCAGACTTCATGTTTCCTCCAGAGCCGAAGGTGGAGCGGCTCGACCGAGAGACTGGCCGCTTCGAGCCCGACTACTCGCCCGACGCTGAGCGCCTCCTGGCCGAGCAGAAGGAAAGAGAGGCCGAGAAGCGGGAGCGGTCTGCGATGGAGGTCCGTAACACGGCCGCGTCCGTCGCGGACAGGCAGCGGAAGGTGCGAGAAGTCTGGCAGTCGGCTAGTCCCGGCACCCCAGATGGGCCAGTGCCAGACATGGCGGCCATGAGCCCCGAAGACGCTCGCAGGCTGCGGCAGAAGTACGAGGGCAGCGGGCACACACAGACAATGTCCTACGAGGACTGGCTCGGCGCTCACTTCGGGGGCTCGACGCCAGACGAAGTGCGGACGGCCGCTCGAGCGACGCCACGCATACAGGCAGGCCAGAACCCCGACCTGCTTCCCGGCGAGAAGAGTGCGCTTGCGAAGTCCCGTCAGGCCGCAGGCAAGCCGCTGCCGGAAGGTCGCGACATCAGCCAGTACACGCCAGAGCAGCGCCGGAAAATGTCCCGGAATGTCCACAGCCCGGAAGTTCCGATGGATCGCTTCGGCGGGACGTTCACGCACAACGTGGACGGCTCCGTGTCGTCCCGCGCTCCGAATCCAGAGATGCTTGGTCTGGCTGCGGAAATTGCTGCGGACCCGGAGCAGGGGCCGAACTCCGCTTCGCACACGATGGCTCTCGCGCAGGCGTTTGGCATCGACGCCACGCAGTACGGAGACGACATGGACTTGCTCAAGGCAGACGTTGCTCGCGAGCAAAAGCGGCACGCCGCCATGGAGGGCAAGTACACCATCGAGGCAAACCCGATGGGCGGCTTCGTCTACGTCCCGAGCGAAAAGACCCGGACGGCTATGGAGGATCGCCGCCGCAACAAGTTTGCCGACGAGGTGTACGCTCGCCACAGGGGGCTGGTGGACGACAATGGCAGGCCGCTTGTGACAATCGAGCAGGTCAACGCCGCCGCCAGGACGCCGGAGGGAATGCAGCAGTTGCGAAACCTCGACCGTGAGGCCCGCCGCTTCGACGCTGGCCTGCGGCAGCAGAACGTCCGCAACAACTGGGCAAACATCAACATGGTGCGGATGGCAAACAATCCGCGAGTCGCTCAGGGTGCGTACATGCGGAGCTTGCAGCAGGCCGCTCAGTCTGGCGACCCAATGCAGGTCGCCGCAGTTCACAGTTCCTTCGGGAACGAGGATGCAGCCCGCGACTACCTCGCGCTCGCCGCCAGACAGCAACAGGCGGCTGGCGAGGTTGCTGCGGCTGAGGCGGCGGCTGGCGGCAAGGGAGACGCCGCGCCAAACAATGTCCCTTACGCCCAGCAGTTTCAGTCGGAGATCGACGCCGCCCTGAGGATAGGCGAACCGGCCCAGAGAAGGGCGGCGGTGATCGGTATTCTCACCAAGATGGGCACGGTCGCCCCAGAGCAAATAGACAAGACTGCCGATGCGATCATTCAAGCGTCCGCCGGTGGCGTCTCGCCGCCGCAACAAACTGGCGGCTGGTTCGGGTGGCTTGGGAATTGGATGAGCAATATCGGCTCTGCCCCTGCGTCCGCGTGGGCGGGAGCGCCAGGAGCGGCCGCCGGTCAACCTACGTCTGTGCAGCGTGAGATGGACGCGATGATGGCGAATCCGTTTTCCACTCCGGCCCAGCCTGCCGTTTCGCCGTACCCGCGCAGGTAATCGCCCATGCTGCTTTACGACGACTTGCGGCCAAGTCGCGGCAAGCGGCCTGCTGGCTACTTGCCGCTTTTTGATGACGCCACCCTGCGAGACGAAGCAGTCTCGGAGGATGCCGTTACACCGCAAGAACGCGAGTCCATTCTTCGGCAGGCTGGCGAACTTGCTGGCGGAACGATTGGCAGGCTTGGCGACGCACTGTCGGCTCCGGGCGACTACATTCGCGGCGTATTGGCTGGCAAGCCCGGCGAGAGAGTTGGCGGTCGCGACCTTCTCAAGAGCTACGGGATCGTCCCGCAGGAGGACAACTGGGGGTCTTTTGCGCTCGGGCTCGCGGCTGACACGATTACGGACCCCCTGTCGTTCATCTCCGGCCCGGCCGCATCGCTCACGAAGGCAGGGCGTGCGGCCAAGTCGCTGAATCTTCTGGACAACGCCGCCTCCGCTGCCACCAAGAAGGCCATTTCGTCAGGAGCCGCAGCCGCTGGCGACCTTCCGACTGTCGCGAAGCGGACGATGGCCGAGCTAAAGGGCGCTGGCAGGAAGCAACTGAGCGCTTTCGACCCGGCTGTCACGGGGCGGCCTCTCTACGGCACCAGAACGGCCCGCAGGGCTGTGACTCTGGACGACCTCATTCGGCACGCGGACGACCCCAAGCAGGCTGAGGAGGCCGCCAGGAGGCTTCTGGGGGATGGCCTCGACAAGGTCCGCAACGAGAAGCTGGCCGACACGTTCGGACTCGGGCTTCCGCTTGGAGATGCCAAGATTACCGGAGACGTTTTCGGCAAGGGCTTTGGCGACAACTACGCCGACGCCCTCGACACGCTCGGGCAGGCCGTGAGGTGGTCTGCTCCGGGCCGCTACGCAGCTTCGTTCTTCGACAACCGCGTCGGCGGGGCGGTCGATGCCGAAGACCAGTTGACGCGGGTCGCGGACTTCGGGGCCCGCAGGAAGGCGAGGTCTGTTGCCGCGAACGCAGACGTATACAACCGTGCCAAGCTCTACGAAACGACGCCAGACGCCTTTACTGAGGAGGGCAACCGCGTCATGGGCAGGCTGTTGGAGACTCCGCAGGCGGCTTGGTCAGCCGAAGACAAGGCGTGGCTGGCGGCACGGCCGGGAGCCGAGAACTACATAGCGGGCTGGAAAAACCTCCGCGAAGAGGCCGTCGCTAGGTCGCGGATGGCGGGCCTGACGGACGCTGAAATCGTTGACAAGTACGGAGCGGAGTACCTGCCTCGAAAAGCAGAGGCCGCTTTGGACATGGCATCGAAGCGTGATCGCAAGCTGGGCGACGCGCTGTCGGCCTTTACCGGCGATATGCTCCGGCGCACGGATGCGTTTCAGCTTCCTGGCGGACGCAACACGATCATGGAGTTGTCGCAGGACGCCTACGTCGCAGGTGCCAAGCGTGCCGCCGGAAGCGACGAGGAGGCGGCCCAGTACATCATCGACAAGCTGACTCCGATGATTCCGCCGGGCCAGCCGCCAATCTCTCGAGCGCAGGCTCTACGTGTGGCTCGCACGCTCAACGCCCTTCCCGACGATGTCGTGAAGAAGGCTCCGCTTTTCGGCCAGCACCCAGTCGAGAGCATCGGCTCTTACCTGACCGGCCGCGCGGAATCTGAGGCCACGATGAAGACGATGTACGACTCGCTTGCGACGTTCGCGGAGCAGGGGGCGTACAGTGACAAGAGCCGCCACATCTCCATGAAGGAGGCCCTGCGTCGGATCGGCGCACGAACTTACGACGAGGGGGCGACGGGCGGTGAGCGGCACATTCGCGAGCGGCTCGCACGGCTGTGGGGCGCGAAAGCCGACAACATCTCTCTGGCAGAGGTTTCGATACCAGAGGAAGCCGTCGCTAGGCTCGCCCGTGCGCGAGACGCCTACTCGACCGGAGAAGCCTCCGGCAAGCTCCTCAACTGGCTCGACCATTACACGCAGGCGTGGCGCGGCTCGATCCTCACCTGGCCCTCGCGTGCCGTCCGCGACCTCTACTCGGGGGCGGTGAGCAACTGGCTGGAGGGGGCATTTGATCCGGCGTCAATCAGTGCAGCCCGCTCGCTGATGAGCGACGGCGCTGACGGGAAGCAGTTCCGCGAGTGGTTGTCTCGGCAGACCCGCTATGCGGGCGACGACGGCGTGGCACGCTTCTACGGCGAACTCGCCGGTACGGGGCTGGTGCAGGGGCCCACTGGGTTCGAGATAGGTGCCAGCACTATCGGCCAGCGAGCGCTCGACCCTCTCGTCGGCGCGCAGCCCGTGAACGTCGGGGCAATCGTCAGCGAACTCATGCCGCAGCAGGGAAGAACGTGGGCCCAGTTCGGTCGCGACTTCACGACATGGCGATCCAAGCTAAAGCCGCTCGTGGAGACGCAGAATCCGATCATGCGGGCGGGCGAAAAAATGAATTCGCTGACGGACGGCATCAACCGGATCAGCGGCTACATGGCTCTCGTCGGGCAGGGGGTGGAGCCGGAGGCGGCTGCCGCTGCGATGAAGCGCGTCCACGTAGACATGAGCAGCCTGAGCGACTTCGAGCGGCTGTACCTCAAAAATCTTTTCCCATGGTACACGTACCAGTCAAGAATTTTTCGTGAGGTTTTGCGGCAGTTGGTCGAGCGTCCGGGCGGCCGATTCGGCCAACTCGTGCAGGCCACGCAAAATGCTCAGGAGGCAAACGACGACCAATATATGTCTTCGTCGCTCCGCTCTCGGCTCGCCATCCCAGTGCCGGAAATGCTTGGCGGAAGGCCAGCGCCCGGAACGCAGCGGTACTGGGTGCCCGGTGGCGTCCTGCCGGGCTTCGACCAACTCAACATGCTCGCGGTCGGAGACACGCTGTCTGGCACCGTGAAGGGCACGGCGCGTCAGCTAGGGATGCAGCTTCATCCGCTCTACCGCGTCGGGCTTGAGACGGTGTTCGACAAAGACCTCTACACCAATCGCCCGGCCGGAGAGTCCACCTCTTCGCCAGAGGCTATCCTCCGCAACGTGACCGGCGACAGGTCCGTCGAGTTGCCAACCGTCCTAGAGAAAGCCATCGAGAACCTGCCGTTCGCGCAGCGGCCTCTGTACATGATGCGCTCGCTGACGGACCTGCGAGGAGACGCGCCTCTTTCGTCGCGTGCAGCCAAGACCGCCATCAACACTTTTACGGGCACTCACGTAAAGGATGAGTCTGCGGAAGAAGCGGCGGCCGACGCGGTTCGAGAGATCGAGGAATCCATCGACCCATACACGCGAGAGTTCAAGCAGGTCTATATCCCGCAGGACATGCAGCCGAACGTACCGGACTGGGCGCTGCGTCGCCTTGCCGTCACTCGCGCCCTCTCGCGGGAACGGCGCGAGGCACGCAAGCCGAAGGGCGCGCAGAGGAAGCGTCGAGCCAAGCGCAAGTCCGACACGCAAATCCCTTCGCTATTCGACTAGCGGCGGCGGCGGCGGAAAGTCCGAGCCGACCTGCCCCCAGTCAACGTAGAACTTGTCGGCAAGCCCGGCGGTCTTGTGGCCGAGAAACAGCCTCGCCGCCCCCCGCTGCTTCATTTCAACGTGAGTCGCGGCAGACCGACGCAGCCATTTACTGCTGCCGTCCAGGCCGCACTCGGCAAGCAGCTTTTTCATCAGCCGCATGGCCCAGCGCTTCTGGCACACCCACCCAAGAACACGGCCGTCAGGGCTTTGCGACAGCATCGAGCGGACGCACCGCATGACGTTCTCGTCAAGCACTGCGGAAATAGCGTTGCCGGTCTTTCCCTGCGCGTAGTACAGCCTATTTCCTGCGAAATGCCGCTTGTGAAACGCCATTATGTCGCCGTAGCGTGCCCCCGTCGCGTAGCCCAGCCGAATCCAACATTCCAAGAACTCCCCCTTGTCTGCGCCATTCCGAAAACGCCCCCCTCGCAGTTTTTTGGCTTGGTTGACAGCTGTACAGCACTCGGCTAAAGTCCATGCTTTCGTCGGCGCTTTCGGTGCCTTGATGGAGGCGACGCCGCGAGGGTACTCGTCCACGATTCCGTTCTCGTAGGCGTACCGCATGAGGATCAGCAGCATCGCCCTGTCGTTCTTCACCGTGATCGGCTTGACCGCCGAGAGTCGATGACGAAGGAAGTGGTTGACGCTTGTAAACCGTTGACAATTCTTAGCGGTACGCAATAGAGTTGCCGCGTAGTCGGACGCAAGGATGTGTTCTTCGCAGTAACGCGAAGCGATGGCATGGAGGTCGGGCATCATGGCAGTGCGTGAGGCACAGCTTGTCGATTCAAAGAAGCGGGAAGACTTTTTTCCTGTGGCTTCGGCGGGGCTCAACCACCCTTTTGGCGGCACCGCATCGGCAGCCCCTCGCACAAGCGTCGAGTCCGCTACCGACGGCACCGTCTACCAAGCGAGCGACCCCCAGATTGTGATTCTAGGGGTCGCGGGTTCGAGTCCCGTCAGCCACCCTTCTCTTTTTCCTCAGATCGTTTCGGCTGGGCCTGCGGTTGCGGATGTTCGGCGTGGAGAGAGCAACGCCGATTATCACAGTGATGATTCGTACAGGAACTGCTCGCCGGTCAAGACGTTTCTTGACTCGACAGCCCTGTACTACGGCCGCTACGTCGCCCGCACGATCCCCCAGCAGAGCAGCGATGCCTTAGAGCATGGCTCGCTGCTCCACTCGTGGTTCGAGCAGGGCGATGCCTTCCTTGACTCGCTGGCGGTCCCTCCAGAAGACAAGCTAACACCGACAGGGCAGGTTGGCAAAAGTGCCCTTGAGTGGGCCAAAAACGAGGCTGGCCCGGACGCGACAGTCGTGTCGCCAAAGCTCGCCCGCCAGCTTCGGCTGGAGGCAGAGGCGATCAGGCGGCACCCTGCTGCACGCGAACTGATGTCGCGGATCGTGGAGAGGGAACTCTCCGTCCGCTGGGAAACGGCAGACGGCCACCTGCTTCGCTGCCGCTTCGACGCCTTGACGAGCGACGGCATCGTCGTAGACCTCAAGACGACTCGCGAGGCCGACATCCTCGCGAACTTCTGGAAGTCAGCGCTTGACTTCCGCTACGGCTTCTCTGAGGCGTGGTATCGCGCCGGGATGGAAGCCTGCGGCCTCCTCGAACGGCCGATCCACTACATCGTCATTTCGACCTCGCTGCCGCACGACGTTCAAGTCGTGACGCTGCCAGAGCAGGTCGTTGAGCAGGGTCGCGAGCAGATGGTCCGCGCCCTCGCTGATCTTCGTCTTCGTGAAAGCCTCGACTGGTGGTTGCCGGAGTCACACGGCGAGGTGGTTGAGCTTCCGTTTCCGGCCCATGCACTGAGGAGAGTCTGATGTCTGCGATTTCTACGAGCATTTGGAACGAGCGCAGCGAGGCCGTCGATGAGCTTTACGCCGCTATGGGCAAGGCTTTCGGCGAGCTTCGCAACGCTCCGCGAACTTGCTTTTCCAACTGGGCCAAGAAGGACCGCGAAACGGGCAAGCTCCTGCCTGACTACGCGGACCTCGCGACCGTGTTCGACACGGTGAGGGCCGTCTACGGGAAGCACGGCCTGTCCATCCGGCAGACCTTTCACCCGTTCAAGGACGACGGTGGCGTGATGCTTGTCACGACCATCGGGCACTCCAGCGGGCAATTCGAGCGGTCCTATCTGCCCATGAAGGGGAACATCCCGCCGCAGGAGTTCGCCAAGACGGCGACCTACCTCAAGCGGGTTGCCCTGTGTGCGGCCGTTGGCATCGCTGCCGACGACGACGACGACGGCGAGATGGCTGGCCGCTCAATGGCGGTCGCCGCAGCAAACGACGAGGCACGCATCGAGCAGGCGCTCCTGGCGAAGGTTCGGGCCGCGAAGGATGCGGCTGGCAGGAAGGCCGAAGTCGAGCGTGCGAAGAAGGGCGTTGCCGAAGGGATGCTGCCGCCCGCATCTGCGGAGCGGATCGAGAAGGTGGCGGCGGAACTGGACGCAAAAGAGTCCGCCAAGAAGGAGCGTCAGCCAGCGCTGGCTTGATCCACAACACACGCAGGTCTGAGCGTTTCCTCAGCGTCGCGCCGGGCGGCGATCAGATCACCCGGCATTTTTACCAATGCACGAAAAACTCATCGCCTACGCACGACTGATTTCGATTGCTGCTGTTCAGCAGAAGCTGGACGCAGAGAACGCGATTGCGTTCTGCGCCAGCGCAGTGCCGCAACTCCTCGCGGAGCTAGAGGTGCTGTCTCGGGTCAATGAGAAGTTCGAGGCGGCGCTGCAAATCGCTGTGCCTGCGGAGCCCAAGCCTTGCGAGGCCACGATTTGCAGCAGCCGCTGGCGAGGCGGCGACAGGGAGCCTCTCGTCAAGCCAGCCAAGAAGGTCCGCAAGGCACGCAAGAAGAAGGCGAGGTCGAAATGACTAGCGACTGCCCAGAGTGCGTTGGTGCCGACAGGGTTTCCCGGCAGGTCGAGCGGGCCGATAGGCGGCAGTTCCTCCGGGATTACCAGCTACAGGCCGTAGAGGACGTTTGCCGTGCGGCGCGGAACGGCGAGCGACGGATCACGGTCTGCCAGCCGGTGGGCACCGGCAAGACCGAAGTTGTCGCGGAACTGTGCCGCATCGCGAAGCACCCGCTTTTCATCGTTCCGCTGATCGACCTCATGCGTCAGGGCCGGGACCGCCTGGAGCTTCGGCTGGGAGAGCGGTGCGACGTTGAGCATCAAGGGAGCCGGGCAGAGTGGATCGAGGGGATTCGGAGCCGCGTGATCGTCGGGTCGCGTGACAGCCTGCTCTCCAACGACCGCTACAAGGCCCGCGCCTACGACCGCGTGTCGCTGGTCTGCGTGGACGAGTGCCACTACAAGATGACCGCTTCGATGGAGCGGATGCTCTGCCACTTTGAGTCGCTTGGTGCGACCGTCGTGGGCTTCTCTGCCACGCCGTACAAGGGCAAGGGCAGGGGGCTGCGGTACTTCCCTCGCCCGCAGTCGGTCTACACGCTGCGGCAGGCTTTGGATGACGCATGGCTGGTCCCGCCCAAGTGCTTCCTGAGCGAGTCCAAGAGCATCGACCTGACGCTGGTGGACGAGGTGGCTGGCGAGTGGGACCGCAAGCAACTCAGCGACATCCTGTCCGCAGAGCATTGCGCTCAGGAGGTAACGTCGCTCGTTCTCTCGACGTTCCAGCAGCAACCGAGCGTCGTCTACGCCCACTCCATCCGGCAGGCCAAGCTGCTTGTGGAGGTGTTTTCTCGGTACGGTGTCGCAGCCAGCGTCGTCTACTCGAAGCAGCGGGCAGACGAGCGGAAGGCGAACATGGACGCCTTCATCAGCGGCGAGCGGAAGATCATCGTCAACGTCGGGATTCTTGGCTTCGGCTGGGACTTTCCAGAACTCCGAAACATCTATTCGGCAGCGCCGACCAAGAGCCTTTCGCGGCTGGAGCAGCGAATCGGCAGAGGCACTCGTGCATTGGGTGGCACGCTGCACCCGGAGATGAGCCGCGACGAGCGTCGTGCCGCAATCGCCGCCAGCGGAAAGCCGCACTTCTGCTACTACGACCTGACAGGAAATCTCCGCAACCAGCAGCTGCTGACGGTGTTCGACGTTCTCGACGCCAAGCTGCGGAAGTCACCGACTCGCCGTGAGCGCCTCGCCGCCGCCCTGTCGATGGACGGCTGCGACCCGATGGAGGCCATCCGCGAGGCCGACTCGGCGGAACTGGAGGCTCTTGAGAGACAGGCACAGGAGCTTCTTGAGAAGCGCAAGTCGCTGCTCGTCGGCGTGACGTTCGACCACGAGACTCGCGACCCCTTCGCCAAGCCCGAAGGCAAGAAGGAGCGGGGCTGGCGAATGATGTACGGCAAGTATCGAGGCCAGCCGCTCCGCTCCATCCCAGACGGCTACCTGTCGTGGGTGATGGAGTCGCAGAAGAAGGACTCCCCGTTCAAGGCGGCGGTTCGTCGTGAGTTGAGCAGGCGTGAGTCGGAGAAGCCGCAGTCCTGACCGGAGGTCAGACGCATGGAGGCTACGGATGGCCGGGTCGTCGGAGAAATCGGAGTCGCTGTGGCAGTCGAGAGGCTGCTGCGCTCCGGGTACGCAGTCGCCGTCCCTCTGGTGGACGACGGCTACGACCTTCTCGCGTTCTCCGGCCGAAAGCACTGGCGGATTCAAGTCAAGGCGTCGGCAGCTTCCGGCCATCACGGCAGGCGAGTTCGCCTGCGGCGTGGCCGGGCACGAAACGAACCCTACTGCCCAACCCATGTCGATGCGTTCGTCCTCGTCAACACTCGGACGGGCGTCGTTGGGTGCGTCCCTGTCGCCGCGACGAACGGCAGCCGGTGGCTGTACTGGTCTTCGGTCGCCAAATGGGGCGACTTCTCCGTACTCCGAAAAATCAAAACACAGCGCTGTTGATTTCCTCGTATCGGTCAGCGCTCAAGAAATCAAAACGGTCGAGCCTAAAGAACCCGCTCTGAACTTGATCGAGCGGCCGTGTGGTGTCAGCGCGAAATCCGGGCAACGGGCAGGTAGTCGATCCTGCTGCAAGCCGTCGCAGGCCCAAGCCGCTACGTCCCGGTGGATTGCTGAGGAGAAGGCCAAATAAGGCTGACACCGCAACCCCATGACGGGGTAGCTGACGCAGGCCAGCGCGGCCTTCTCAGCACGGAAGCGGTGCGCGAACAGGGTGACGGCGATGGCGAAAGACTTGGTGCTGCTGAAATACACGGGATCGAACGGGGCGAAGCTGGCCGCGTTGTGCAGGCCGATGGAGGGCATGGGCGTTATGCACGCGATCATTGGCGACGACCCTGAGGCGGCCGAGTGGATGGAGGAGCCGAGCAAGTCGTGCGTTGCGATAGCGACGGACGGAACAGTGAACGTCACGAGTGCGGAAGACCTGACCCTGCTGTCGTTCTGGTTTGCGACGGCGGCGAACTGGCTGAAAACGCATGGAGGCTGAGGTGTCGAACCTTTTCAAAGGAGCGCTGGTTATGAGTGGATTTCTTGCTAAGGCGTTGAGCGGGTTCTTGCTTGAGAACGAGGAGATTATCGCCAACGCCAGGATCGTCGCCGGGCTTGCTGCGTGCAAGGACAACTGGGTCGAGGAAGTCCGAGAGCATGGCGTTGCGACGGAGGGCTTCTGCCACCCGACTGTGAAGTGGTCGATTGAGTTCGGGACGGTCGAGGACGCGAAGAACTTTTCGCGTGCTGTGGCTGGCATCGTGGAGGCAGTCCACAGGGAGGCAGAGTGAGCGATGGGCGTGAAGAACTATCGGCCTTCGCGGAGCAGATGCAGTTCTGCGCGGTGTGCTGGAGCAGAACGGAAGCACTGCACATCCACCACCTCCAGCAGGGAGCCGGAAGGGTCCACGACCGCCGGGCGTTGCTTCGGCTTTGCGTGTGGTGCCACGACGGCCTGCATTTCGGCGGACGGAACAACCTCACGAAGGCCCAGTGCCTTACCGCAAAGCGAGAGTGCGATGACGGTAATTACGACCCGGAGTTTTTGGCGTCGCTTCGCCGCAAGCGCCATCTCGGCTATGGGCCGGATGGCTTTCCGCCCTACGTCCTTGAGTGGCGACGACGGAACGGCATCCCGCAGGAGTTAGAGAAAATGGCAATCAACAGCAGGCAGAAGGGCAAGCGCGGTGAGTTGGAGGCGGCGGCCGTGTGGAACCGGCTTGTCCCGCGAGCGCACGCACGACGCAGCCAGCAGCACTCCGGTACGGAGAGCGCGAGCGACCTCATAGCTCCTGGCACTCCGAACCTCTGGCTCGAGGTCAAGCGGTGTCAGGCGTTGAACCTGACGGCCGTCATGGAAAAGGCGCGTGAGCAGTGTGGCTCGCTCGTCCCTGTGGTCTTGCACAGGCGCAACGAGTCGGAGTGGCTGGTGACTTTCCCGCTGGAGCAGATTGCGACGTTCGTTTCTCAAGTCATGGATGCACAGTGATGCCAAAGGACTTTGGGCCGCTGGAAGACGAGGAAGAAGATGAAGGCTCGCCAATCCCAGACGACGACGGATGGATTCGCTACAAGCGGCCCGATACGGGTGCGGCTGGAGTGGTTCGAGGTGAGCCGAGCGGCTCTCGTCGGCGTAAGTCGAAACGTCGAGGCGCTAAGAAAAGGACTGGAAAACTCGCGACCAACAAGAGACAGCGAGTGGCACGTTCACATTCTCGGCGCTCTGGGTGAGTGCGCGTTCGCAAAGGCGACCGGGCGCTACTGGTCTGGCTCTGTGAACACGTTCAAGACCGGCGGCGACGTCGGTGCGATTCAAGTGCGGACGCGGTCCCAGCACGACTATGACTTGCTGGTGCGTGACGACGATGCGGACGGCGACATCTTCGTTCTGGTGACCGGCGGACCAAACGACTTTTTGGTTCATGGATGGATGCGAGGAAGGGACGCTAAGGACGCACGCTTCCGGCGGAACTACGGCGGATATGGCGAGGCGTATTTCGTCCCGAAGGCGAAGCTGTCGGCGATAGGGCCGCTTGTGTGCGGCGAGCAAGAGGAGGTGGCATGAACGCAACGACGATGCAGACACACACCGGGAAGCTGATCGACCTCAGCGAGTTCAGCGAGGCCGATGTGCGCCTGCCAGACATCTCGCACGCGCTGTCGATGCTCAACCGATTTACGGGGCACACCACGCAGCCGTACTCGGTCGCCCAGCACAGCGTCGTGGTGTCGAAGCTGGTGCCGCAGGAGGATGCGCTGTGGGGCCTGCTTCACGATGCCAGCGAGGCGTATTTGGGCGATGTCGCCCGGCCGCTCAAGGCGATGCTCCCGGAGTACGTCGCTCTGGAAAAGCGGATTCAGCAGGTTATCGCCAGCGCGTTCGGCCTGCGGTGGCCCGCGCCGCCGTCGGTGAAGGCGGCGGACAATCGGGCATTGATTTGGGAGAAGCAATTTCTGTTGTCGGTCCAGCACGACTGGGGCATCGAGGCCGAAGCGGTTGGCGGCTCGCCGTCGCCGCTGGGCTGGCAGCAGGCGAAGGAGTTGTTTCAGTCGCGTTTCCTTGAGGTGAAGAAATGATAAAGACGATTGCTGAGGATTCTGTTCGCTACTCGTCTGGGGCCGTGCGGTCTTCGGACGCCGAGTCGCTGAGGTACGACCTCATCAGCCCAATCGGCCTCGCGGCCGTTGCGGCCGCCTGTGCTGAGGGCGCGAGGAAATACGGCGACTTCAACTGGGAGAAGGGGATGCCCGCGAACGACCTTCTCAACCATGCCCTACGGCACCTGTACCTGTTCCTATCCGGCAACCGTGACGAAGACCATCTGGGTCATGCGGCGTGGAACGTGATGGGCGCGATCCATTCTCTCGAAGTGTGGCCCGAACTGAACGAAGGAAAGCTGCGAGCCGGATTCTGCGAGGCACCGACGAAATGATTGCCCTCCCCGACCCGCCGGAGTACGACGACCAGAACATTGCCGAGTCCTGCGAGGAGGGGTGGAGGCGATTCTGCATAGAGGTGGTTGTTCGCTCCTACGGCCACATCATCGACCTGTGCCGTGCGCACAGGCGGGAGGGCCATGACCTTGTCTACAAGACCGGCTACCGTGCGGCCGAGACGCTCAGGAGGCAGGTGGCGGCGTACAGGTGGGTGTTTCACGGCAGCGGCGGCGACTTCTCGTTCGAGCAGACCTGCCGGGATATAGGCATTTCGGAGTGTTTGGTGCGGCGAAAAATAGTGTCACGGGCCCGCCCCCGCCCGGACATAAATCTCCTAGTCAGGCACGTTTCCAGGCTGACGGAGAGAAAACCCAATGGCAGTCGTCACGGTAGGGGACAAGATTCGGCAGCTGGTGGAATGGGCACCCGCGTTGTCGATTGTGTCCGAAATATCCGGCGCGCAAACCGCTCAAGAGCGGATCGACGCGGCGCTCAAACTCATGCGGTTCGTCGCTTCCAAGACCGGGACGCACATTGACGACGATCTGCTGGAGCGGATTCAAGCGGTGCTGATGTCGCAGGCCGGTCGCGAGTTGGTGGACTACATCGTGAAACTGGCGACTGCCGTCAGCCTGACGGAGGTTCCAGAATGACGGCCGCTATCGTCGCCGCCGTTGCGCTGCTGGCTTCCGGCGTCGCCGCAGCGTACCCGTACCTGCCGAAGTTCTCGCGGCCATCCGGCATTTCACCGTCTCGCAGGGCGTGGTGGGTCAATCGACTGTTCGCGCTTGCGGCGGACGCTGAGGCATCCGGCGAGCAGCCGGTCGCCGCCGCCGCTAGGGCCCTCATGGACGCCCTTGTGAATCCCGTGAGAAAGGGCGGCAGATGAGGGTGGGCATCATCACAGCCGGGCTTCTGGTCGCCCTGTCCGCCGCCATGCTTGGCGTCGCCGGTGCGGTACGCCAGCCTGTGGCCGTCCCGGTCATAGTGCCGTCCGCAATCCTGGCTGGGGTTACCGCTGCGGACGCCAAGCTGCTGCGTGACTTTCACGCTGCGATGGCGGACATCGTTGTGCGTGACGGCCTGTCTCCCGATCCGGTGTGCAAGACGACCTTCGGCCTGCGGGATCGGTACAAGTCTGCCCTGCAAATGGCGTTCGCCCACACAGGAATGGTTGGCAAGTACGTCGGTCTTGGCGACAAGCTCGACGCCTACCTCCTTGAGGCGATTGGGAAGACAGATTCGCAGTTGACCGCAGAGTCGCGTCAGGCTGCTGCGAAGGCGTTCTCTAGCGTGCGTTAGGTGTGGCGATGAGCGATCTGTTCGCCTCACCTTCTGAGATTGTCGAAGCCTACGAGCATGGGCTCGTTGGTGCTTTTTGCGACCCAGAGGCAACCGAGCGGCTGCTGTCGTCGCTCCCCATGCCGCTCTTCGGCGACACGCTGTCGGGCGCGGGCGAAGGAAGGCTGTGCCTGCCGTTCAAGGCCGTCGTGGCGTTTGAGAAAGCGGCCGGGCGGGTGCCATACGACGAGGTTCAGACCACAGGCGACTGCGTCTCGATGGCGGTTCGCGGATCGGCCGACCAAGCGAGGGCCAATGACCCGGACATCCACACCACAGAGGACTGGGTGGACCGGACTGCCACTGAGCCGCTGTACGGCGCTCGAGGGCACAGCGGGCAAGGCGCAAGCTGCTCCGAAATCGTCGGCTGGGCGCACAAGACGGGAGGCTTGATGCTCCGAAAGCCCTACGCCGAACTTGGGCTAGACCTCTCAAAGTACAACGCGAGCATCGGCATCAACTGGGGCGGGCGCGGAGTCCCGGCAAAGGTGACGGCGGAAGCCGCAAAGCACAGGATCGGCACGATTTCCCTCGTCACGACATGGCAGCAGGCGAGGGACTGCATCGCCTCCGGGTATGGGCTCGTGTGCTGCTCGGGTGTTGGGTTCAACTCCGCACGCAACTCTGAGGGGATGCTGTTCCCGAAGGGCTCTTGGGCCCATGCGATGCAGTGGACGGCTTCGGACGACACGCGAAAGGGAGACTGCCGGTTTTGCGTCCAAAACTCATGGGGTTTTTCGTGGGTTTCTGGCCCGAAAGTTCACGATCAGCCAGACGGCTCCTTTTGGATTTCGCAGTCGGTGGCCCAGCGAATGATCGACGCTGGCGGAACGTATGCCGTCTCAAACGTCAACGGCTTTCCAAAGCGAGAGCTAAGAGACTGGGGAGCGAAGGAGGTGCTATGGTGAGCATCTCTGTTGCCGTAGTTGCCGTGTGGCTCGCGTTTGCGGGCTCTCCGTCTGCGCCGCAGCCCTCGCCGCAACCCGCGAGCAAGTGCTGTGCGGAGTGTGGTGGCAGCGGCATGGTGTGGTCAGGCGACAGGCTGCACCGATACCCGTGCAGTTGCCCGCCCTCCTGCCCGTGCGCCAAGAACCGACCGAAGGTGACGCTTAGTGGCACCTGCGCCGACGGGAGGTGCCATGTCCGATAGGATTCGCTCGCTCAAGTCAGAGCTAGAGTGCAACAGCCCGAGAAAGACGCCGTCGCACGACACCAAGTCGCACGTTGTCAAGGCGTGCAGTGGCGGCGAGGAGCGGCTGATACGGTTTGGTCAGCAGGGCGTGGAGGGCGCTGGCAGTGCGCCAAAGACGGACGCCGAAAGGGCCCGCCGCCGCAGCTACTACGCGCGCCACAACGCCCAAGACTCCGATCCTTCAATATTTTCTGCACGATTCTGGTCGAACAAGGTGAAGTGGTGAGCGAAGGCCCGAAAGAACTGTGCGAGTACGTCCGCAGCAGGCTTCCGGTGAGGGTGCGCCTGGTCGGGAAGGATCGCATTGACGACATGACGCTGATTGCGGTGCAGGAGTGGCCCGTCGAGCGGCTTCTGGCCTGCGGAAGGGGCTCGGCAGAAGAAGAACGGGCCGTTGACGATGTGGCCGCGAGCGTGTCGCGTGTCTACGAGTCGGTTCGCGGATCGGAAAAGCGGTACGGGTTCTTCTGGTCATTCGTGTTGATGTCTGCGGTGTCTGCGATCTGCCAGCTTGTCTTGCAGTGGTGGCTCTCGCGGCCCGCAAACAGGGTAAAGATGGCAGCATGGAATCGTGGAAGCGGAGCGCAGAGGTGAGCAGCGTGGACGTGTACGAGACGGCGTTGCGGATGCTGGAGCGGTACGGCTTCGGGCTGGTTCTCGCAACGGCAATCCTGTGGTTCGTCCGAACGGACCTTGTGATCCCTATGGTGGACGCCCATCGGTCATTCCTCAAGGAGATGGCGTCTACCCAGCACGACATCTCGCGCGCCATACAGGAGCAGACGCGGCTGCTGTACGCGATGCGTGACGGCGATGGCCGTGCTGCGACGGCGAGCGTCCCTGCCGCAGACGAAAATCAAAAGAACTGAGCGTTGTCATGCCGAGAAGCGCAGCCAATCTGAGGCCAGTGAAAGTGTCGCCGCCGCCGGTGCGGGTGACGTATTCTGTGAAGACAGCCTCCGGCAGCGCACTGCTGTCGCAGGCGGGCCAATCTATTACTGCGAGATACTAATGCCAGACACGACAATCTCAGCCCTTCCTTCTGCCGCCGCCACAGCAAGCGCCGTTGTCCCATCCGACAGCGCAGACGGCTCGGTAACGTCGAAGGTCACGCTCGGGGCCATCGCTGCTCTTGGCGGCGGACCGCCCGCCAGCCACGCCTCCACGCACGGTTCGGCCGGGTCCGACCCGATTACTCCGGCGGCTATTGGTGCGGTGGCATCGACCGACAGCCGATTGACGGATAGCCGCACGCCGACCTCTCACGCCTCCACGCACGGTTCGGCAGGATCGGACCCGATCACGCCGTCGTCCATTGGCGCAGCGGCAGCGTCTCACAGCCACCTTCTGGCGAGCGTCACAGACGCTGGCACGGCGGCCTCGCGGGACGTAGCTGCCTCCGGCGATGCGTCATCCACGCAGGTTGTTCTCGGCAGCGACTCTCGCCTGTCGGATGCTCGAGCGGCCGTGTCGCACGCAGCGTCCCACAGATGCACTGGCTCCGACTTTGTTGCCCCAGTGGTGCGAACCCCGTCGCTTTCCGCCAGCCAGGACGACTGGGCGCCGGGCGTGGGCGATGTCTATTTCGTGTCGTCTTCTGCTGCCGTAAGCATCACGGGGCTTGTGTCCTCTGGCGTGCAGAACGGATTCGCCGTGACTGTCGTCAACGTCAATTCCTCTGGCGGTGCCGCCATCACACTGACGCACGAGTCCTCCGCAAGCACGGCCGCAAACAGGTTCCGGTCCTCCTATGGCGGAAACGTGATCCTGTACGCTGACGGCGGGTCCGCAACGCTCGTTTACCACTCCGGCTCGTCGCGCTGGAGGGTTCTGTGATTCTGCGAACCTCGCTCGACCCGCGCTCGCTTGGGCCCATTGCTCTGTGGCTTGACGCCGCAGATGCGCCATCAGTCGGCCTTGCCACAGACAAGTCTGGCAACGGCAGGGACGCATCGCAGAAGGCCACGAACAACCAGCCGGTCTTGGTGGCAAACTCTCTGAACGGCCGCCCGGCCCTGTCGTTCGACGGCATCAACGACAGCCTCGCGATTTCGCCATTCACCATCTCGTCCTGGCACGCCTTTGTCGTTTGCTCTCCGTCCGCGTCTGGCGGCACAGTTCTCTATCTGCCGTCCACCGCAACTGAGTCGTTCTCCCTGACGTCCGGCGGCTCTGCGGCCGTCCTGTCGGGAAGCGGCTCTCCGTCGTCGGCGGCGGCCATTTACGGAGCCGACGGCCGTGTTGGCGCTGGATGGTCTGGCGGGGCCCTCAAGGCGTTCTACAAGGGCTTGGTGGGAGAGGTCATTGTGTACAGCGCCAGCCTTTCGAGCGGCTCTGCGGCCGCCATAACCCGCTACCTGACGAGGAAGTGGCTGTGAGCCAGCGATATTTCCTGACGGCTGAGTCAACCTACGAGTCGTTGCGGCAAAGCCTCGACGCCAAGCTGGCCTACCCGAATGCGCTCGGGAAGTCTGTGTTCCAGACGCCGTTGCAGGCTCCGAGAGACGCATTTCGGCGGGTTCTTCTGGCGGTTGATCTGTCTCTTCCGGGCTACTCCACAGTGGCAGCGGCAATCGAACCGCTGCTTGCTATGGATGCGATGGAGGAGATCGACTACGAGACGTACCTCGCTGCCGTCGATAGCGCAACCGGCGGTGGTGGTGGCGGCGGCGGTGGGTCTGTAGCGTGGATCGACATTACGTCGAAGCCTTCGAGCTTCACGCCGTCGCCGCACGCCGCAAGCCATGCGGCGGATGGCTCGGACCCGCTAACACTGTCGGCCTCGCAGGTCACGGGCCTGTCGGCTGTTTCCACGAGCAATAGCTACGACGACCTCGATGACAAGCCGACGATTCCTGGCGAGTACACCCTTCCGGTTGCCGGAGCGGACACTCTAGGGGGGGTCAAGATTCAGTCTGGCGATGGGTTCACGCTGTTTGCGGCTGGCCGCCTGACGGTTGCCTACGGTTCGTCATCAACAACGGCGTGCATTGGCAACGACACGCGACTGTCCAACTCCCGCGAGTGGACGGCGTCAACAATCACTCAAGCTGAGGCAGAGGCAGGAACGGCCACCACGCGACGCGCGTTCACTGCCGAGAGGGTGTTTCAGGCTATTGCGGCATGGTGGGCTGCGTCGTCGGCAAAAACGAAATTGGACGGGATCGCCAGTGGAGCGACGGCGAACTCCACAGACGCTGCCCTGCGAGACAGGGCCACGCATACAGGCTCGCAGGCAATTAGCACTGTGACTGGCTTGCAGACGGCTCTGGACGGGAAGGCGGCGTCCAGCCACAGCCACTCCATCAGCGACGTAGCTGGCCTACAGACATCGCTCGATGGCAAGGCCGACGCGACGCACACGCACTCGCTCTCCAGCCTGACGCAGTCCAGCGCAACGACCGGGCAGGTGCCGCAGTGGAACGGGTCGGCGTGGGTGGCGGCGACCGTCTCAGGCGGCGGTGGCGGCGGATCGACAACTGACGCATCGCTCCTGACATCCGGGACTCTTAGTAACGACAGGCTTGCATTTGTCCCGCTCCATCCGTTCTTGCTAATGGGAGGCTGACGTATGCCGCAATCTCACAAGACATTAGGTCAGTCGAACCCGTCTGCCACAACAGCCACGACGCTGTATACGGTGCCGTCCGCAACGCAGGCTGTGGGTAGCTCGCTGGTGGTGTGCAACATTGGCTCTGCGGCTACCACCTATCGCGTCAGCGTCAGGCCAGCGGGGGCGTCACAGACGAACGCCATGTACCTCGCCTACGACTCCTCAATACCGGGCAACGACTCGGTGTGCCTAGTTCTGGGGATTGCCCTCGCGGCAACGGATGTTGTGACCGTGTACGCCGGTAATGCGAGCCTCGCGTTTTCTCTGTTCGGCGTGGAGATCACCTAACGTGAGCGTTCGCCTCGCATCGTCTTCGCTGGCGAGCCGCTCGGACCTTCGCGAGCCAATCAGCCGCACAGTCCAAGTGCTTCTGGTTGGCGGCGGCGGTGGGGGTGGCGGTGCTGGCACGCGCCCTGCTGGAGGTGGCGGTGCTGGCGGCTTCGTTGAGACTACGGTCACGGTGACTCTAGGCACGGCCTACACGGTTAGCATTGGAGCGGGCGGCGCTGCCGGTACGTCTGGTCAGGGGTCACTTGGCGGGGCAACGCGGTTGGGCCAGTTTGTCGCAGTCGGCGGTGCTGGTGGCACCAACGGTTCGGCCGCTCATACTGGCGCAAGCGGCGGCGGCTCGCACGCAGGTGTTGCGTCGTTTCCCGGCGCTACGGCCATGCTTGGCGGCTTGCAGGGGTCTAACGGTGGAGCTGGGAGTTCTGGCAACCACGCTGGCGGCGGTGGCGGGGCGGGGGCTGTCGGCGGAAACGGGTCCGGGACTTCGCCTAATTTTCAGTCGGGCGTCGGCGGTGCCGGGAAGTCGTCGAGCGTTCCGGCAGCGGCCACTACCTTTGCCTCTGGTGGCTCCGGCGGCGGCGGAACCGCCACGACTCCAGGCGCAGCGCCGTCGAGCGGTGGCGGCGGGGCGGGCGCAACGAACGCCGGTGCTGCTGGCGGCAGCGGGACTGCCAATCGCGGTGGCGGTGGTGGGGGTGGGGCGACATCGGCTGGCGCGGCAGGCGCAGGAGGCAGCGGCATTTGCGTCCTGCGTTTCAACAGTGCGCTGCGGATCACCATTGGGGCCGGGCTCGCCAGCACAACGGCAACCGACGGCGTTCACACGATTGTCGAGATCACTGGTGGCACGGCCGACACGGTATCGTGGAGCTAGTCATGGCGCACTATGCGTTTGTCGATGACAGCAATGTCGTTGTAGAGGTTGTGGTCGGACGCGACGAAGGCGAAGGCGTCGATTGGGAGAAATACTACGGCGATAGACGCGGGCTTCGCTGCCTTCGCACCAGCTATCACACGCAGGGCGGACAGCATCGCAATGGCGGCACTCCTTTCCGCCTCAACTACGCTGGCGCTGGATGGCTGTACTTGCAGGAGATAGACGGCTTTGTTCCGCCGAAGCCAAGCGCAGACGCGGTGCTTGATCCCGCGACAGGTCTGTGGGTCGAGGCTTCCTAGATCGAGTTCGTCGTGGTCGCATTAGTGGATGCTGACCGATGAACAACAGTTGGTGGTACAGCAGGCGGTGGCCGTCGTCCCGAAGGCGATAGCCGCCTTTCGCCTTCGCTACCCGACCCTACGAAAGCAGCTTGACGCCATAGACTCCACGAGCGTGGCGTACTTGGCGCTTTGCCGTGCCGCCAGGACGTACAACGCAGAAAAGTCGAAGATTACCACCTACTTTTCTGTCGCCGTCCGCAACGCCCTGCTGCGGGAAATCGACCGCAATCGGGGGCTTCGGTACAGTTCGCCAGACAGGATTCCGATGGAGTTGGCAGAGCATCTAGCCGCCTCCAAAAGCCATGCGTCTGGCAGGCTGCACGCCGCCATAGCGCGACTGCCCCCGAAGTCGCGGAGACTGATCCAGCTTCGGTTCTACAAGGGCCAGTCTCTCCGCGAAATCGGGGAGCAAGTCGGCTGCGACCAGCGGACTATACGGCGGCGGCTCGACGTCGCCTTGTCGGTCTTGAGAACGATTTTGGATAGCGACGTTCAGCAGCTATGAGTGCCCGCGAGATGGAGTTGATGTTCCACCGCTTGCCGTTCGTTCTCCGCACGCCAGTCATGTTGAGCGTGAGCCGCTCCAGAGAGGCACCGGCCTTCCGCATGGCGACCATTCTCTCCACCTGCTCACGCTCGCTCGCGTCTGGCAGGTAGTAGCTGTCCTTCTTGGCACCCACCTTGCGCCAGCCGATTGGTGCGTGCCGCCCCGTCGGCTTCCCGCTCTTGCTCTTGGCACGCAGGCCGTCACGAGTGCGCTGGCGTATGAACTCAAGCTCTAGCTCCGCGAACGCCGTGAGGATCGTGAACACGCAGCGGCCGATGGGCGTGCTGGTGTCCAGCCCTAAGTCCAGCGAGTTGAAGGAAACGTCCTTTCTGGAGAGCAGCAGCATCGTCTGCGAGGCGTCCAGCACAGAGCGGAACGCCCGGTCCAGCTTGGCCCAGACGATCTTGTCTCCCGGCTGCACGAGAGCCCAGAGCTTGCGGCCCTCGTCCCGCTCGAACATCGGCTTGCTGCCGCTCGTGGCGGAATCGTAGAGCCAGCCGCCGTAGGCGTAGCCGCTGGGGATAAGCGAGCGAGTGACGTGCTCCTCGCACACGGCCCGCTGGTGAGACTCCGTGAGCGTCTGGCTGCTGGTGCTGGCCCGTCCATAGCAATAGACAACAGGCATGGGGTCACCTCCTTCGGTCGGTGCGGGTGAAGTAGAACGGTTCATGCATGGGGTGCGTGGCGAACCAGTACAGGAACAGAAGAATAGACCAGTGCAGCGGTGCGATGTAGCACTCCGTACCCGGAATCGACATCGTCCACGCCATGAAGCAAAAGACTGCAATGCGAATGAGCCAAGTAAACATGATGGAAGCTCCTTACATGGGGCCTGGAATGTAGACAGTCGAGAGAAGCCACTCGCGGATGCCAGCAATGGCATCTTTGGCTCGCGGCCAGCGGAGTGGAGAAGCGGAGTAATTGTCGGAGCCAATTTCTAGGGCCGCGAACTGCGAGTACTTGAGCCCGTAGTCACCGTCAACGTGGAAGAAAGTTCGCGACTCCTTCGCGTGTGGGCTTGTACACACGAGAAGCCTGCGGCCCGCACGAGTGCCGACGGGAGGCGTGCATACATGCAGGCACAGCGACGGCCCGCATGATCGAGAGGGTCGGCTCCAGCCGCTCGCGGCCTGCGACTGGTTCAGAAGCTGCACGCTGCACGGCAGCGAGCCGTCTATCTCGCGACGCAGGTGATGCCAGAACGCTCGGCTTCGCCTCTCAAACTCCGTGCCCATTTCCGGCCGCTCGCCCAGCCACTCGTCAGGGGATGGCGTTACGCACTCCGGGTATAGGCGTGAGCCATCCGCCGGTCCGACGCGGTCGAGCCAGTCGCCAGTGCCGTGCCAGCCCGCCGTGTCCACCCTGTAACACCAGCTTGTTCCGAGCCGCCCTCTGGCCGACAGGGTGTGTGGCGTTAGCCGATTGACGTAGTTCTTGTAGGCAGAGCGATACCGCAC